CTTGCCGTTCTCCCTTGCCGCAGCCGCTTTCGCGGGGCTTTTCGCACTATGCGCCTTTGCCATCCACGTGTCCTTGTTTATCGCATACTCGATAGCGCGGCAAATATATACGTTCCTTTCCTTTTTGTCTTTTGGCAGCTTGTCAGCCAAGGTTTGCCGGAGGCGGATTTCTATTTTTTCAGTTTTTGGAAAATTGCCGTCCATAATCCCCTCCGGCCTCTTGTTACATCCTTGTCCCTTGATCCGCATAAAGACCAAGTTCGTCAACGGCGGTATAAGCGATCAATTCATCACCGACAATTTCCCTAGCCTTATTCCAGCCCCCCTTGCCGGAGTCAAAGAGCATCCAATAATATTTTCCGTCAATGATGTTAAACAGCGCTCCGGTTCTTTCTCCGGGAAGTACGGCGTATTCGGGGTTAATAACACGCCCGAAATCAAATACATTGCGCTCTGAAAAATTAAACTTTGTACCGGAATGGCAAGTAACCGTATGATGATAGAGTTTTGTTTTTCCCCCTTCATCGGTTATATCCTGTACCGTGGTTTTGATGTCGGCAACAGAATCTCTGACAGATTGGAGATGTACGATTTTCTTTTCTTTTTCGGCTTGTATTTCCGCAAGCCTTTTTTCGAGGTATGACGCTTCAATAGCCAGGCTTTCCTTCACCATGGCCGCAATTTCCGGTTTAAGGCGGTACACCGGTACATTATTGTTGTATTGGGTATCCCTTTGCCCAACTATGTCGGCGACAGCATCCCATGACTGATTAGGTTCGTGTAATGCCTTGGCAACAGAGTAAATAATCCCAAAGTCATGATCGTCTACCCATGCTTCGTTCCCATTTTTGTCGCTGTTTGCCATGAATTCAAAGGCGTTCCACGGATGGCCGGAATACCCGCGCTCGGTAAATTCAAAGGTGTCGCAGACCTCGGCGACCCGATTGATAACCATGAGAGCGCCTTCACACGCCCACCGGTACATTTTCGGCGCTCGCTGCTCGAAGCCCAGATCCAGATTTATTTTTTCCATTTTCTTTTTCCGCTGGTCTACTTACCGGCCAGCAGGTCGTTGGATTTGAGGGTTTTTTATCGCCCTCATACCTTAATAATAACCCACTAATAGTAGGTTTGTCAAGCGTTTTTCCGAAAAAAAATAAAAAAAATTTAGGGGGTGTAATCTACCACCATTGGAAAATATAATGCCCGGCGACCCAAATAAGGGTACCGGCACCGGCGACCCAGACACCTGACCACAGCATAGCCTGATTATCGGTTCTAATTCCTTCTATTATAAGGGGCGTTCCTACCCCGAAAGACACCCCGCTGATAGAAAAACTGATTATAGTACCCCTCTTGTATGTTTTCGCTTGCCGTTTCAATAGCTCATTCTGCGCGTCCATCCACACCGCGTAATTCTCCGCGTCCTCCATACGGTCAATGGCAATGTCTACGCTATTTTGGGCTTCCTCCAAACTCTTCCTCAAGGATATAACTAATCTCTTTGATTCCTCTAAGAGCTGCCTCTGTAACTGCGTTTCCGCTCTGAGCGTCCCTAATTCCTCTTCCAGTTGCGTCAAGGCTTCGCTCGATTCTTGCAATCCCCGCATCCCGCTGTCTATCAATTCCCTCAAGGTCTGCCACGGATTGTTCGGATCGAGTAAGGGCTGATTTGGTTCGTTCAAGTTCTGCGGAGACCGATTCAAGTTCCCGGATAAGTTCTGATCCACGCGCTGCCTCGACCGTTGCGCTAATAGATTCATACTTGTTTCGGTAGTACCAGCCGTAGCAGATTGCGCCGATAATCCCCAGCAAGAGAATAATACAAACAATAATCCAAAAGCGGCTAGTTTTATCTTTTTCATCCATGATTCCTCCTATGCTCTTCTATAAAACCGCAACCCGTAGCCCTTATAATGGTCTGCCCAATCCTTTGGGCTATAAGGTACGCAAAAGCCGTCAGGTTCATTTAATAAAGTGTTTTTGTAGGGATCTGCCACAATAAAGTACCGGCCATCTGCCTTATCTTCATAGCCAACCACAGAAACATAATGGCCTGGTATTTTCCATCGTTGTTTTCCTTCGCCGTCCGTGTAGGGATTAAATCGGCAAGATACCATAACTGGTAAGCCCTTGTCTATTTCGGCGGCAATTTGTTCCGCTGTAAATGTGTGGTATGCCGCAGCCGTGTATCCAACAGCCTTGTTAATTGCCGCGCATAATACGTCTGCCCATTCAAGGATGTTTCCAACTTGACCAGGTACTCCGCCGCCGGGTCCATGAGAGCGACAGGCAAACATATATATATCCTCGAAAAAGGGGCTTTTTTTATCGTTTGCGATCCAATCAAGATTGTCCTCCGGTTGTTTGTACGGCCCCGGAATTTTGCTCACCTCCCCGATAATATCAAGGCATTGCGCCCCGGCTGTACGTTGGCAAGCGTTCACGCCGTCCCTTTCGTTATTCATCTGTGTATAGTAGTCTCTTCGATCAGGCAACAGATTTTTATTCATTTTTCTTTTCCCCTCCCCTATGTTTTTTTATAAAATTCATCACCAGTTAAATCAAAAAGAATCTCATTTGCGCCTTGTTTCGCTTTATCTGCCAGTTCAATTTCCTGATCATGATTTCGCTGATCTCTTTTAAGCATACCGAACAACTGGTTGATGTACTCCCGGTTATCCTTGAGTTTCCTTATTATGTCTTGTTTAATATCATCACCCATTGATACCCTCTATGCCGACTTAAACAGCCTATCCTTCAATTCTTTTACGGTATCAACTACATGATTCATATCGGATGAAAGTTTGATAATTGCTTTATCCATCGCGTCAATCCTAACCATCATGTGGCTAATCTCATTGGCTTTATTCAACGAATGTTCCAAAATTTTCTGCGTTAAATCCACAGTCACTTTTTCAATACGGCCTATCATCTCCTCATTTTTTTTATCGAGTTTCTGGCCAATACGGTCAACATCTGTTTTGATCAGTTCGATCTCTTTCTCATGCTGATCGCCATTCCATTTAAGTTTCATAAAAAACGTCACTACGCTTACGCCCAATCCCAAAAAAGTAACAACGCTTATCAACAAGCTCAATCCCGCCCCTACTTCGATTGTCATACCTTCCTCCCTGCGCCAACGGATACATTTACGTCTGCCTTGCTATTTTTAAGGAATTGGTTAAATCCCCCCGCGCCCAATAAATAAATTACCGTTACCGTGATCCATCCGCTTGTAACTATAATTTCGACTACGCTACCTTTTCCGCTTGCTATAATTCCGTCCCCGATAATGGTAAATACGACCCAAACGACAAACGCTTTATCAGTTATTATCTTCGCCCATCCAACGGCGAATTTCTGCCAAGAGAATTTGTATTCAAGATCGATTAAACCTTTATCTTCATCGCTCATTTCCCATCAACCCCTCACTCATAATCCTCGTCCTCTTACAATTCTGGGGTTTTGCATATAGCCGGTAGCCGGAGTAATTGTTGTACCATTAAAACTATAGTAAGATTTATTCTCTCCGCAAAATACAAACCTGTTAGCGCCAAATGCCATAGTAGTTATAGGGCTTAACGCCGCCCCCGTAGAATCGGTCGGTATCACTGTCCAGGGGCCTGCTATGCTATCCGCATACGCCAAAAAGCCCGTTCCATTCTGATTTACACCGCCTATCATATACACCCCGGTCAGTTTCAACAAACAAAAAAAGCCGCGCCTCCCCTGCTGGGAAAACGCGGCCTGTCTTATACAGTACCATAAAATACGTCCAGAGAGTTCTCTGACCCCCTCCCTGGACAAGAAACCTTCCTCAATGCCCCTCTTATTAGGCATCATCTATAATATAAGGAATCAAGCCCTTTTTGTCAAGTATACATTTTCCATTATTATTCCGATTTATCATTTACAAAAAGCCTGTTATATAAGCCGTCCATGCGTTTAACCGTGTGGAACGCATGAAACCGCCGCCGGTAATTACCCCGCCATGACTGATAAGCTATACTGACATCCTTATAATTCATGTGGCCTACATCTACCAGCCTCTTAAACTTTTTCAACTTCCGGCGCATACGTTTTCTTGATTCGGGCGTTGCCCTGCGTATCACCTTCCCTTTGGGGCTAAGGGCGTATATGCCCTTCAAAAAATGTACGCCGTCTTTTAATTTTGTGATCCTTGTTTTTCGCAAATTTATAGTTAGCCCCAATTCCGCGCATATTTTCTTCATGCCTTCTAAACATTCAAGCAGATACCTTTTATCGGGGTGTATTAAATACAGATCATCCATGTATCGACCGTAGTATTTAATGTGGCATTTTTCTTTTATAAACCGGTCAAGGGGTGTCGCGTAATAAATGGCGGATATTTGAGACACTTGACTTCCCAGACCCAGCGATATTCCATTGCCAAACGGGGCAATAAAATCATGCAATAATTTTAATACCCGCCGATCTTTTATATATTTATTCACGGCCTTGAGAAGCACGTCATGGCGGATACTGTCAAAATACTTTGAAAAATCTATCTGCAAACAATATCCTTCATTCGTTTTATACTGCCTATAGTATTGGGAGATATGCGTAATAAGGCGGCGGATCGAAAAGTGTAATCCCTTGTTTTTAAGAGACGCGCCGTTATCGTAAATAAGAAAGCGCGAAATAATGGGGACTAACACCCTCTCGCAAAAACATTTTTGCACTATTCTTTCAAGAATATGTACGCTTTTTATAAGCCGCCTTTTACCCCGTTCAAAAGTATAAAATTCCACGAACCCGCAGCATACGCTCTGTCCCGCAAGCAACAGGCGTACCGTCTCCGCGAGATTCACCAGTACGCTCGCTTCGTATTTTTGTACCGATTCTTTCCATGAAACATTACGCTTCGATGCCTTGAAAGCGGCGTATAAATTATTCATATCGACTATAAGCGCAAAATCATCAAATTGCATGAGAAAAGCCTGTCTTTTTTGGTCGCGCTGCGCCTTCCTGCGCTGGTAACGCTCTTCTTTTCTTTCGGCGCTTGTCATAATTTTTTAATAGTAAAAAAACGCCTTGCGCGGTCTACCCTGTCTGAATATCGCTACCGACAGGGCGTGTGCCATAGACCGCGTAGTGTCAATGGGCATGAAACGGGCAGCGACACACGGCCGGCCGCCATGCAAGAAGCGTCCGCCCAGACACGTCAAGGCTACTTTTTTCCGGCATAGCCGGAAGGATGTGTTCTCCTTCTGTGTTGGGGCAATCGGTTATCAATCAACCTACACTTAGTTGCCCTCACGGAATCGGGGGCGACCCCACCGTTGTTGTTGTTGGCGTTGTTGTTGTTGGCGTTGCCGTTGTTGTCGACATTGCAAAAGTTGGTCGTGTTGCCTGAACGCGGGGGTATATAGAACACACCCTTTTTAATACTCTACTTATTCCCTCCTTTTAATCGTCCCGTCTTTTATTTTACGGGCCAGATCATTACTGGATTTTCTCCAGCCTTTTAACAATTTTATTTCAAAAGATATTTTTTCGATGTATGGAAGAAATTTGTTTAATTCGACAGGCAACACGTCGGCGCAATGCGTCAATTCGCAAAGTAACTGTTGGCAGTTATAAATCGCCGCTGTTTGAAATTTCCGCCTCTCGGCTAATTCTTCCATCGTGACCGGATAGATAGTGTTTGCGGCTGTTATATTCAACATTAGGCTTCGTAGCAATGTCAGTATACTTTCCCTATAAAATGTTATAAGCCATGCCGGGTATTCCTCAATAATCGTTACCTCTATGTTATCTTCGCCCTTGTATTTACGGATTTTATCGCGCACCCCGAAATCCCGCAGGAGGAAATTTGTCATTTCCTCGCGCAGGGTCCTGGCGTTGTGGTAAAACTCCAGATTCGAGAGGTTGCGATTATTTTTCAGTACGCTCATACTATATCCTTTTGGTTACACCCGCCCCACAAGGGGGCGGGAGACCAGAGTAGTGTTGCTACGCAACACAGAAAGCGGGGGCGACCCCACCGTTGTTGTGGCTGGCGTTGCCGTTGCCGGCGCTGCCGCCGCTGTCGACAGCGCAAAAGTAGGTCGTGGTGCCTGAACACGGGGAAGCACACCAATACCAGGTTGTTGCGTTGGCCTTGTTGTACTTGATCCGTTTTGCGTTGGAATCGTAGTATTCCCAGCGACCTTGGTCCCCCGCCGCTTCTGCCTGGCTGTTGCTATATGTGTGAGTACCTTGTATCTCGTACTCCGTCGGCAGGATTATTTTGTCTTCAATAAGGTCGAATCCGGGGTTAGACGCTGAACCGCCTTTTGACACTTTCCGCGCCGGGGCCGCCATCCAGTTTTCATCAAACGGTATTCCGATGGCTTTAAGGGCTGGAAGGAAATTATTAAGCAGATATTGTCTGCCCCTGCACCCTTGATAACCGTTTGTGTTGATATTGGTCTGCTCCATCCAGTATCCCGTAGCGGTGGCATCACTGGTAGCGTATCCTGGGGTATTCATCATGTGGATAATAACATGGTCGTAGTTGTTTCCGTTTTTCCCTTTATGCCCGTTTTTACTCACGATTCGGAATCCGATATGCTTTCCGTTCACGCCGAGATCAGCGTTGGCGGTAAGATTTATAGCGCCGTAACCATTATCTCCCGCAGCGACAACAAACGGATAAGTAGCCGAAATAATGGGGTAGAAATAATCGCCATTTACAAGGTTCGCTACCTGTCCTCCGGCAATGGTCTGGTGGATCATCGTACAAACCTGTGTGACTTCGGCGGGGGTTGTGGGTTCGCGTCCGAGGACGACAATCGAAAGATTTCTTTCGCTGGGGCTGGCCGGTATGCCACCGACATCCGTACTATTATTGGTTACGGCTTGGGAAAATGCTTTTATTTTGTCGTTATTGCTGTTTTTGCGGAGCGTCCCATTGCCGCTATAAGCGACCACAAAACTCTTCCCAGTCAAAAGGCTTCTATCTAATGTGAAGGTAATTGTACCGTCACTAATATTATAAGCCATTGCGGACAGATCGGGCAAATCGTTTTGATCGATGGAGCTTAACGCAAAACCGTCTGCGTTGGTCATCTTGACCGCCCCTTCCATAACGACAATAAGGCGTTGTGAATTGTTGGCGGGGACCTCGGCGCTCTGAATACTTATGGCGACATTTGTACTATTGTTGGTAACGGCGCGGTTCGAGAAAGCGTCAACCGGCTGCCCCATGTCATCGGTGACTCCCGTGCCGTTGTATGTGAGTTTTATATTCGGTTCTGACGCTACGCTGTCAACAGGTTCATCAAGCCGAATTTCTACTGTAACCCCCTCGGAAATCAAACTTTGTATTTGCGCCGTTGTTCCGGTCAGGGTAAACGCTCCGACATCGGTTATGTGGATCGGCCTACTCATAACCAAAACAAGGGCGGAGGGTTCGGCTTGCGGTATCTGTGCGCTTACGAATTCCGCCGGTACATAATCGGCATAGTTTTCAATTATTTGCCCGGTTATCGCCGATATAGGCGCGTTATTATTTTGTAATACATTCCCTGTGGCCGGATTGTAATTCAGGGAATAATTGCCGCCCTGACTGAAAAGTTTTGCCGTTAATTGGAGGCGGATTGTCTTATTGTCAGGCTGATCCAAAAATTGGAGGGTGTCATTTATGCCGGAGATCGAAAACCCGTTTGCGTTTGTTATTTTAATGAAGTTATCAAATGAGAGTACAATCTGGTTTGCGGCGGCCATTGGTATCGTAACTGACAAGAGATTAGCCGTGTAAACGATCTGATAGTTTGTCTGCGGTAATTCTACCCCTTCACCGGCATATTCCCCGGAGGCAAGCCGTACCCGCAACAGGTATCTATGCGAACCCGCCGCCGGTTCAAAATATTGAACCCCAGGGGCAATCTGCGCGACAGAGACCGGATTCGCGCCGGAGATTTCGAATATTTCAATGTATTCAAAATCTATGGTCGGATCCGTCCAGAAAATACCGCCGATGCGCGTTCCGGGGTTATAAGACGGGCCGTTCACAATGTTCGTGACGGAATTACCGTTATTTATTACGCCGACCGGCGGATCTATCCATTCGGTGTCATAATCGTCATCGCTTTTTTTGGCAACTATTTGTCCGGTAGTACCGCCCGGCGGTAACAAACCGCGCAAATCTAATTGAATTGGTTCACCGGGGGTTGCCGCTGCGATTGCGTCAAGGATAGTCTGAATATCGTCCCTGCGCTTTTTATCCTCGTTACTCTTGCCCGTTTCGTCCCGGATAACGACCTTGCCCGGCAAATCTTGCGTAGAAAAAATACTCTCCTGAAAGTACAGCGCCTTGCCTACCTCGGTGTCCTGTGGGAGATAATACACCCTGCCGCCATTGACGGCCCCAGACTTAACCAGTATCAATTTCTGATTGAAACATCCGGGGTTTGCGGCGGTAAATCCGGTATATCTTCTCCACGCCCAAGGCTGTACTTCCCATAAGCCGTTTTCAATGGGGTTGTTTTGGTTTTTCAGGAGTACCATTTGCCCCTGCGTACAAGGTATTCCGTCAACGGTAATCTCACCCCCAACAAGCACGTCTACATTTTCGGTCGAGGCGGCGACAGGGTTACTCTCCAAAAGCTGATACCGGCTTAAAAGGTAATTAACGTAAGGATTAACCGCGTTTGCGGCATTGGCAAGGGCGATCAAAACATGCGTAATTCCGGCTAAATCGTTAAAATCGGTTCCCATTATATTCAAGGCCCTGCCGGTTGGGATTATTAACCCGCGCAGCGCGTCCGACCCGTTTCCTAGAAGGATATTTGCCGCCTTGACAAGGATATTGGCGACAGGGTTGTTAATTATGTCGGTTATATACCCAGGGTTAAATGACCGGGTTTTTTCCGTTGTCCAATCTTCGTTTTCCGCATCTGCTGTTTTAGCCGAGATATTTTTGATGTTAGAGGCGTTAATGCCCACGGCGGCGGCCGGCACGGCGATCTCCGCCAATTTGATAAAACCGGTATCGGCGGAAGGCGCGGTAGCTGATCCGGGATAGCCCTTCTTTACCGATACCTCCATGCGTACCCTCTTTTTTGTGGCGATACTTTCAACGGTTTCCGCTCCGCTGGCCGGGTCCCTGAATTTTCTGTCCTGGGTATCGTATAGCTCTTCTTTGCCCCTGACCTGTATTGTGTCAATGCGGTCATGGGCAGGGTCGGCGGTCTCAATGGATATTGGCTGCTGGCTTGCGAGGGTTTCAATAAACGTGATACCGCTCCCCACGCAATGCCCGAAAATCGGGCTAATAATAAAATTCAACCCGCCGGACGGATAGGGCTTAACCCTGCCGCCAATAACAAAATCCTTTTCGCTGTCGGTCAAGATGGCCTGTATGCTCAATGCCGCGTTTTTGATCGCCTGATCATGAGCAAAATCAAAATCTACGGCCTTAACAATTTCATTGGCAGCCGTATTTGCAGTAGCTAAGTTAGACATGGTAAACCTCCTACTCGTCTAATTCTTTTATTAAAATTTCTATGTAAGACGGTATCCCTCCCGCCCGTACAATCTCCAATAACTCCGTGTATACCGCGCTTCGCTGCATACCCCCAGCGCCGAAAATGTTGGATTGCTCGATGTAAGACATTTTGCTGTAGTCAACGTCTATTCCCGGCCCGTCATCTTCCCATGGAGCAAGGGGCGTATCCCCGATATACCCGTCATTCGCCAACTGGGCTACATCCTTCGGATCGTCCTTGCCTTCCGCAAGCACGGGTTCTTTGTCCTCGTTTATTGCGGCGTTGTCAAAAAAACTTAATTTGTCATAATTTTTATTAGTATCGCTTCCCCCGCCGGAAAAATGCTTATATCCGCTGTAATCACGCGCAACTATAGGATCGTCAGTTCCGGGGGCAAGGCCCATTGTGTCATGGGTGATTAGCCCGCTAAAAACAACCACAAGGGTAAATGTGGAGTAATTTTCTTTTTTGAAAAGTCTCGCGTAATCAACGTGTGTTTCCTCTTCGTCTACCCCAATAAGCGATAAAGTCACCGATGAAACCTGATCATCGTTTATAAAAAACACGCTCTTCGGCTCCCAATTTTCAGGGTCTCCGGGAAGGTTTATAATTACCGGGGTGTCTACCCATTCCCCGAATTCGTCAACGTAAGGGCGCGGCGGTTGCCAATACCGCCCTTTATTGTCTTTAATCTCCACATTGATATTACCCTTTGCGAAAAAATGAAAGAAATAGACTGAATCGGCATTGACTTTCGCGGCTTGCGAGCATTTTCCTTCACCGTTAAACAATATGCCGGAACGCCCGCAAAAACGTGCATCATAGCTGTATTCGCATGAATCGAGCTTCCATGCCCCGGTGTTTTCTTCAAAATCTCCATCAATTAAAAGGTTGTTTTCAATATCATCTGTATTATTTACAATGTAGACAAATTCGCTGCCGAAATAAGCCTTAAAAAGCCTGACAATATCCCAGCGATCACCCCAGATAGTATCTCCGTTACGAACATACAAAAGCCAATTACGCCATTTTAAGGATATGTCGTCCTCATTATTGGAGCGTTTCAAAACAGAAAAGAGCGAAAGCGTTTTTTCCAACATTTCACCCTCTTGCTCATAGACGTTTGAATTGTTACACCATTCATCTCTTGTTTCTTCAATGTCGTTAAAAACTTTTTCCATAGTTCCTGGTTCCCCGTCATCATCGGAGGCTAACAAGGCTTTGAAAACTTCATCGTCTTTATCCACAAGGGTAGAGAATACATTCCTGATAAAATCACCTACAGTATTGACGTTATTCATTGCCTGATTCCCTCAATTCGATTTCGGCGGAATTGAACCGGGCTATTTGATCCTGTCCAATCTCGATATTTTCTGCGGGCGATATTATTTTCACGTCCCTTACATAGGCAAGTTTTGTTATCCGCGCGTAAATTTGGGATTTAATGACCGATTTTCCTATAGTGAGGGAATTTACATATTCGGTGATTATCCGCTGTATTTCGGCTTTCGTTTCCGCAAGGTCGGCGCGGAAAATATCAACTATAAGATTGAAATTTACTTGTATTGTCTGCGGCGGTAATACCCTCACCTCCACGCCGGGGGCAAGGTGTCCCTGATGCAGGATTGTTCCGTCCCCTTCTATCGCAAATTTTACCGCGTCAAGGGTTTCCGGGGTTGCGGAGCCGGAGCCGTCATCGACATAAATACTCATGTTAAAGACGTTACGCAGCGGCGGTTTGTGGTTTTTGGCGGAGACCGAGCGCACCCCGTCAACGCCCCTGGCCGCGCCGATAATGGCATAATCATTTGTGCCGGATAAACCGTTTACATGAATTTTGAATCTCTCATCGAATTCCGCGTCAGATTCCGTGTCTATTCCGCCTGTGATAGGATAAGGATTTGTAACCTCTACAATGTCGCTTGATACAAGGGTTTCAATAGTGTCGATGGTAAGGGCGGCCACATTGTAATTTTTGCCATGTTCTACAGCCTTTACTTTAATTTGATTGGAGAGGAGAGCGCCCGGTTCGATAAAACCCGTCTCCGTGGTAAGATAAATTCTTTCCGCCCCGGAGACTTTTGTATTCACCGGTACAGGGGTTCGCGTTGGCAGCGGATTCCCCCGTTTGAAAATAACCGTGCCATTTGCATACGTCCCTGGTTTCCGGGTAAAGCCAAAAAATTGATACGGAATAAGCCTTAAATTATCATTGTACCCCTGCCGGATTGCAACATAAATACGTTCTGCGATTCTTGCAAGGGTATCACAAAAAGTATGAACGATAGATCCGGGGTTATAATCCGTGATTTTATCCGTTCTTGCGATTGTATTCGCCGTTGCATGTTGCATTATATCGTCATAACGCCTTATCTCTGCTGGCATTTTATATCTCCCCTATATATGTATCTGGGTTTCCGTTAATATCCGTGTAGGTTACTGTTATGTATAATTTGTCCCCTACCCCCTTAAATTCTATTGAGTCAACGCGGGCGATCCGCGGATCTTCTTTAAGAGTTTGTTCGATGGTTGCCATCAAGTAACCGTTCATTGCCATTGGGTCCCCTACGGAATTTCTCACCCCGTAAGAGCCGATGCGGAGGCGCTTTCCTTTTGCGGTTGTTAGCCGGTTGCCTACCGCTTGATGTAGATTCTGCGGGCCTTTTACCACGGCAAAATCGCCCATATTGACCATGAATCCGCCGGAATCCGCGAGCGCGATGTCGCGCCCATAGGAATCCTGTAGCTCCGGCGGCGCGTATATGCGGTTATTCAGATTTTGATCCTGTATGGTAAGTATGGGAATTTTCAAAGTAGTATCGGCCTCTACCTTGTGTTCGTATTGAATCTTGTTATAATAAGCGAGCAATGATCCCAGCGCCGGATCGCCGTATTCATCTTGCGCCAATCTGTCAAAGGTTGTCGCAGATGTCATTTTCACGTTCTTATAAGCGTATATATTTGCGATAGCATCATTGCCGTTATTGTCAACATAAATAGCCGTTTCAACGTTAGTCTGTTTTTCTTTTGCAAGGGCAACGGCCCGGCAAGCCATGTCTACAAGCTGGTTGGTTAGGAGTACGAGCGTATCTTCTCTGTCGTTTTCGGTTTCCGTCATACGCCCGCCCCTTCATGCCAATTCGCATACAGAGTTAAATCTTCTACCACTGGGGCAGAAAAATCGTATTTTTTTCTGGTTTCTACAGTTTCGCTGACCTCCTCCATTTCGCCGGTTTCCTCGTTTTCTACCTCTATGGTGTTTTCAACCATTTCGATAATGCTCCAATGGACAAACAGGCAGCCTTCTTTTGTAGGCGTTATGGGATATACTGCGAGTTTCCGGTATTCAATCTCTTGGCTTTCAACAGGGGTTCCCCCTTCGCTGTTAAAATTAACGGTGAGAATTTTGATTGACCATTTTGCGTATATGATAGCTGGGTAATTTATTTGCGTAGAAAAATCAAATATCTGCGTAAGCTCCGTGTCGCTGTACCAGCCTTCAAAATTGCAGCCTTCCTTTGTCGGATCAGGCGGCTTTACCGCGTGGCCGCCTATCTTGACTCCCTGCGGTGGAACGGCTGATCCGCCGTTGGGGTTAAAAGTTACGGTATTTGTAACCCGCGTCCATTTTGCGTAAAGGGTAATGTTGCCGCTTATCGGGGTGTTAAAATCGAATTCCGTGTTAAGGCTTGGATCCACACACCACATTCCAAAAAGATGATTTTCTTTTTCAGGTATCGCGGGATAGATTATTTTTCCCCCGGCGTTCCCCCCCTGCGGCGGAACGGCTGATCCGCCGTTGGAATCAAATGTTATGGTATAAGCTGCCCGCCATCTGGCATACAGGGTTAAATCGTTTTTTATCGGGGTGTTAAAATCGAATTGTACCGTTGCCGCCGAATCGGTACACCAATATTCGAATTCGTACCCCTGCCGCGCTGGGGGTTCCGGCGCTGCGGCGGTCGCTCCTATATCCACCGTTGCCGGCACCACCGCCGATCCCTGGCGGCTGTTAAAGGTAACTGTCGCCTGTATCCGTTCCCATCTGGCATACAGGGTTATTCTTTTTACGATCTCCGTGGCTTCAAATACAAATAATTCCCCTGATTCCCCTTGCGCCGTATACCAGCCTAAAAACTTGAAATTCTTCAAAATTGGATCAGCCGGTTTTTCTGCGTAATCTCCGTAAGCAGCTCTTATCGGGGCAACATAAGATCCGGCGCCGCTGTTAAAAACGACCATAAAAGAATCGCTTCTTGAATACCTTGTGCCGCCGGTGACCTGTGATGTTGATGTTCTGGTTAGATATTGTAGTTTTGAGGCCGTTCCCATCATCGCTTTTGTGGCGTTCCACAGGCTGTTGCCTCCGGGAAATTTTCTCATAACGGCCTCTACGCCGTGTAAGGCATCCCCATTCTGTAATTTTTCAACAAATTTCTTTACGTCAACAATCTGCTGGGTCAATGTATCAATGGTATCCGCCACGATCTCCGTCACTTCCGCGACTTTTTCAATAATCGCAACTGCCTTTTGGCAGCCGTCTAAAAATTTTCCGAACCCATCATCAAAAAGCGGCGGTATAACGCCGGGTTTATCAACTATCCCGGTTAATTCCAGATCATAAAGAAAAGTGTACGGCTTATCTTTTGCCCGCTTTATCTCCAGCCCCTTATTTATTATTCGCCAATAATTCCGGGCAGGGCTTCCCGCGCCTATCTGCAATAGGTTCATTTTAGAAAGATCGTAAAGATATATTTTTTTACTTGTAAAATTCTCATATTCAAGGCTGCCCCATTTCTCGAAGAGTTCCTGTAACCTGAATATCTCTTTTTCCCCGGTCAAGTAATCAGGGAGTTTTTTATTCCCCTGGTAAATTAGTTTTTTCTCTTCGTTTATCGTTGATCCCGTGAGGCGAATTTTTACCGTATCATTGCCGTAATCATCAAATACAATGCCGCCCATTGTCGGTGTTTCTGTTATCCGTTGTGGGAATTTCAGGCTTTCCGATTCCGGCGGCACGGAAAATGTAAAAACGTCCTCCACCTCATTATCGTTTTTGAGGAATTCAATCATGTAAGCCTTGCGCCATTGGCGCAAATTCATAACTACCGCCATTATGTCATTTTCCCCGCGCCGGTACTCCCCGATAATGCGCCGTCCCCTTTAGTGGATACCGCGCCCGCTTTAAGGTATGTTTCCACGGCGGCGGACACCTGTTGCGCCATATAGTCATCTCCGCCGCCTTTTAGCATTCCGTCCATCGCGTTAAATGTCGCAATGAAAACCGCTTGCATTGGAGCGGGAACACCCGTCATTTTCCCTGTCGCCGTCCCGCTTAATGGAAAAGAAGAACCGCTGGGAGGCGTTACCGTTCCGCTTACATCGGTTTTTACCTCCCCTGCGGCAATCATGGTATCAATGCCCGTGGCTAACTGGGCGGCAAGATATTCGTTTCCGCCCGATCTCATATCGTTCATTCGCATACAAGCGGCATAAACTATTTTTTCGCAGATTGAATCGTCAACAGTTATTTTCCCCGTCCCTGCCCCGGCAAACGCCCCGGCTGAAACCCCGCCCGCGTCAACGGTCGCAATGCTCCCGCTTTCCGCAAATTTCTTTACCGCTGCGGACACCCTTTGAGAGAAAACTTTATTATCGCCGTTATTCATGGCGTTAAAAGCGGAGGCAAGATCGCTTTTTAAGGTCGAAGCAACTAATCCCATTATTCAAACACCTGATCCCATTGGGCCTTTATTTTTGTTGCCGTAGCGGAAAAGTCCGGCGCGGTATGTGTCGCCGGGCTTCCTACACTCTTAAAACTTATACACGCCTGGAGGAGGTCTGAAACCATTTTCCCCATTGTGGCGATGGTATTTCCTATTTCTAACTTTTCAGTTTTGTTGCTTTTTACGGCAATTTTTCCGTCAGCTTTTATCCCTGCTTTTCCCTTTATCGCCGTGTTATAATCGCCGTCAATCGCGGCATCGTAATTCCCTTTAATTTTTGCGCTGTAATCGCCCTCGATTTCCTTACTGAAATTTTTATCCGTTTGTACCTGTATCCCGTCATCTTTAGTAACCGTAAAAATGTTCCCATGTATGGTGATTGTTACTTTTTCGTCTCCTTTATCTTCTTGGTCAACTTCGATCTTTATTGTCGGGTCCTCCGGTTTGTTTTGCAGTACCCGCGTCCCTGTCCTTTTGTCCTCCGTATATCTCCAGCCCGAATTTTCAATACTGTCGTTAATTTCTTTCGCGTCCTCCGAATCTTCCTTAAAATCCCCATGCAACGGATCGCTTGAAAAAACAGACGCTATAATTATGGCTGACGAATACTCGCCGTTTGGCATGAATACAAGCACATAGGTATCTATAGGGGGGAGGCCACGCTTCCCGGAAAGGAAGCCTTTTTCTTCATCAATCGTTACCCAAATATGGCTTGCTACCCGGACATTGGATATTATGCGCCCTTCCGGGGTTCGGACGTGTACGGTGTTATTTTCAGGGTGTAGCTCCGTTACCATGCCCTCAAACCCATAACGGTTATCATAAGGCGTTGATGTTGTTAGCGGTTTCTTGCTTGAGGCGGGTTTCCGCCCGTGCATAATTATATTAACGCCTGGCATTCTATCCCCATCCCCGCTTTCTTGCGTCCCCAGTATTTCAACTTGCTCTTGAATTTGCCGTTTTCGTATATCGCCCCCCGCGTTACCGTAAGAACGGTTTCCGGGTTGCCTTTATAAGACCATCTGTGTTCCGCCGCCGATACATAGAATTCACCGCCGATAAAAGATATTTTCTCCCCGGCTTGCGGCATATCCATTGATAAATCGGTAGACATGGTAATCTGCCCGTGGCTCATTAACTCCATATCCCCGTACCAATTCATTAACCGCTCGTTCAGGGCTTTCAATTTTTCTTCTGTGGACGTGTCATCTTCACCTTCTGCCTTGCTATACCCGATGAAGTGAACAAACAGGGGCCGGTATCCGTACCGCGAGTATTTTTCTTCGTAATCTACCAGCGCCGGGGCCGATTTGCTTTCTTTATTTTGCTTTGCAAGTATAATGGCTTTTTCCATTTGTATCGGATAGCCGTCAAGATAAGCAAAAAAAACCGTATACACCTCTTTGTCATTGCGCTCTATGTCCAGTGATTTTACCAGCTTCAAAGGTAGTTTTTTGTCCTCCAATTTTGGGTCTTTATATTCAATTTCCGCCCATTTGTCCGCGTCAAACGGACATTCACGGATCTTTATCCTCATTTCCCCGGTAGAGCGATCCATGTACGCGAACTTTTCATATACCTGATAAGGGATAAGCCTCTCAATAATGTCAAAAAATGATTGTGTGGTTTTAGCGTCAAATACGCAGCCCAGCGGGTAATTAAATGTAATGTCTTTATCAATATCAAAGAATTTTCCCGCCCATTTTGTGAGTACCTCATATATTTCTGGGTTTGATATTTTTTTATATTTGCAGCTAAGATTTACAAATTCATTCCATATCTTATTTATCGCTTCCTCTAATTTTAATGGCTTGTTACCGTTTTCCAAAAGGGATATAGTAAGCGATTTTGCCACATTTTCTTGTGCTGCCAATTCCTCCGTGATTACTTGGGCGCTGGTATCCATATTCATGTAGAATTCCGCCACAAGCCCCGCTACGGAATGGCCCGAAACTACCAGCCGCCGGGTTACATTGGTTCCCCCTACTTGGGAGGCGTATTTAACGCTCCGTACCACGCCCGTAAAGGTCGGCTGTATTTTAGCGGACAGCATACTCCCCTCGTAATACTGCTTGAAATGGTTTTTTGATTCGTAAATCTCCACAATGTCAAATACATTTATTTGGTCGAAAATAGGATCGCTGCCATCGAATTCATCAGGGTAGAATGTGAGGGAAAACTGGCCCCTTACATCGTCAACGGAGGTTTTGAAATTATATTCCCGGAGTACCTTCTTACTGGCGGTACTAAAATACAGCTTTGCTTTATCGCTTTTTGGGTCGTATATTTTAACCTCCGGGCGAGGTGCTTGGAATGTTGCCTGTTTAGCCTGCATTTTGAACCCCTGATTTGCCGTATAATCAAATTTTAGCCGTAAGAATCAATTCTGCCCGCTGTTTATCGTCCAAAACTTTCTTACGGATTTCAGGCGGCAATTCACTGACAGGGCATATTTTAACCCATCGCTTTTTTTCCTCATCCCAACAAAAGACGCATCCGGTATCCGGCTCTTCGTAACGAAGTTTGTATTCAGGCATATTCCCTCCCCTGGAAAAACAAAAAGGGCAACCAAAGATTGGGAAGAATCCGCACAATGTACGAATTCTCAACCTTTGGCTGCCCTTTTGGCATACCTAGCCCCCAAAAAGGGGGGTTTATATATGTGTTATCCCTATAATAACTTCCTTTTTATCGGTTGTCAATTACTTTTATGGGTGTTATAATGCGTTTGGAGGCGCTGGTATGCCAAAAAAGATGATTGTTTTTTCCTTTATCCTGTGTGTCGCCGGGGTTATTTATGGACAGGAATTCACTTTCAGGGGCTTGCCGTGGGGAAGCACGGTAGAAGATATTATCGCCAAAGAGGGTAAACCTGATAGTAATACTGGTAGCCAGCTAATTTATCAAAATAAAAATGTCGCTGGTTATAATAATGTTGCGTTACTTTTTTATTGTTCTCCACCGCGTTCAGACATATATTCAGAAAAAATAGGTCTACAGACTGCAAAATATATGTGGGGTGTAACGAAAGCAAATTCAGAATATGTATATAACGATTTACTTGGCAAGTTAAGCGCATTGTATGGAACACCCACACTGGAGACAAGTCCCAGCTATAAAATTACAGATAGATATAATTATTGGGTTGTTTCAAAAACAAAGATTACACTTAAATTGCTTGTCGATCTCAAAATAGGCGATTCACAGGGTACGTTTATTATTATTGATTACGACTCCCCTGATTGGGTTGGAAACGAATTTAGCGACTTATAATTCCATATTTATTTCTCCAGTTAGAGGTATACCGTCTCTTTGTATTGTTTCTGCGCTGGTAGTTAAATCCCTGAAACCTCCAAGTAATTTAGTAATACCCTCTTCGAGTTTACCCAAAAGGTATTCTGCGTGAGCAAAATCGCTATTCCTTCCAGTCGTTGAAAATTCCCCATCCGCAATAGCCCTTGGGATAAATTCCGCCAACATTCCCATTGCCGGTATTTCAGACAAAAATTGCCTCTCATCCTTACCGTCAATAATGCTAAAATATCTCTCTTTAATTTGATTGTATGCGTCAAGCCCCGTTGTGCCGGGCTTAATCGCCGCATCGTTAAAAATCATAGAATGAGAAACTGGGAGGCTTCTATTTGTATGCTCCCTCAAGACTTCTTCCGAAACCCCCGGTATCGGATCGGGCGGCTTTTCTCCAGTTCTCAACCCTAAAGCATCCTCCAAACTCTTCATTGCTTCCCTTAATGCGGGTAATTCAGTCTTAAAAAATTCAATCTGCCCGATCTGTATTCCTTTTTGCTTGAGGTCGTTCAATATATCCTGTAGCTTTTGGGAATCGGATTGAAAATCCGGCGATTCTTGTAATTTTTTTACTTGCGTTTCGTACTCCTTCGCATTAAACCCTTCTTTCCAATCGCCCTTTCCGCCGTTCAATGATTGATCCCATGCGTTTTGGTACATGCCCCAAACTTGTGATGCCCCAGTATAATTAAGCCCGTACATCGTCTTAAACCGTTCAATGGTCGCCGCCGTATTATCGCCGTCAAGCTGCCTTACCGCCGACCATTGCCCTTTCAAGAGTTCGGCGCTTAATCCCCTTTCAAGAATTTGCATGGCATCGACATAGGTATCAGTATAGACGTTGCCTTTTCCTGCTCCGCCTGTCAACCGCCTGAATTTTGCCTCGCGCTCCGCCGTGGTATCCGCCGCCAACAGATCACGCGCTGCGCCGTAGCTTATAACGTCCTCCACGCTTTGAAGATTGGTCGCGCTTGATATAGCCATGCTCATCTGGCTGTACCGCTGCGCCCCCTGCTCCCCCTGCCATAACGCGGACCCGCCGGAGAGCTTGTATAACATCTGCATATTGCCGGCAATCTCTTCTGAACCTTTTATAAAGCCTTTGGAGATCGATTCCTCCATTATGCGCCCCATGGCGGTGAGGAATTCCGGCATCTGGCCTTTGCCCATGTTCTGCGCCATTAAGCCGCCGTATGCCGTTGATGTCGTATTTGTTTCTCCGTTGAAACGGTACGCTTGCCCGGCAATCTTTTGAATTGTTCCCAGATCCGCCCCAGTAAACCTTGACCATAGGGCTTGCGTATGCAGCATGTTCATTGCCTGGGTTTCGCTTTTTATGCCGTATCCGCCGGATTGCTTTAACGCCTCGATAAAATCCTCTGTATCAAGCCCGGTACCCCGCGCCGCTGTTACCGCTCTGCCCCGCAATTCTAATCCATAATTGGAGTTTTCATCGCTTGATTTTTTATTTATCGCGCCGCCGTAAAGCTGGTTAAGGCTGTCCATTCCCTGAAAAGCGCTTTTATACTGGGAAGAATAAGCGAGGTTTTCTTCCATTTTTTTCGCGCCGATACCGCCGATGAATCTGCCCAATTCGCCGCCTAGCGCGGTTGTCATCATTCCCAATACCGGGCCGCCGAGGAATCCGAGAGCGCCCAGCCCCATACCGACCGCTTGCCCTATGGTTTCCTCTTTGGCGCGTTTCTGCGATACCGCCGCGCCCGTGTAATCGCCGCTCGCTCTCTGCTTGGCGGCTGATAGGGAAGCGTCCCACACGGATATTATGCCGTGCGTTATCTGGCTTAATGACTGCTGCAATACCCACAAGCCCATGCCGCCTAACATGCCTTCTTTCGGCTGCGGTTGGGCGGATTGCGCTTGCCTTGCCTGGTTTATTAAGTTCCCGCGAGCGGAGGATGCGTTATCAATGGCCTGGGTAAGATGGGCAACGGATCGCCAATCCCGATCCTCCGTGGCTTTTTCCAATTCCTGATTCAGCGTTTCAATGGTTTTATTTAGTTCGTCTACTTGCGCTTTTGCCTGGCTTGCGTCAATGATAACACGTTTTTTTATGTCGCCGGGCCTAAGTAGTCCCGATTGTAAAAGCTGGTTTGTCTGCGGGTTTGCCGTGGCAAGATTAAGCTGCTGGCTTTGTTTCTGAATATTATTGGCGTAACTATAAGCTGCTGGCTTAAAATCCCCGGTTGTTTCCGCTCTCCGCATAAGATCATCGGGCGTTTGGGCTTGCCCGATTGATTGAGAAATGTTTTGCCCGGTTCCTCCCTGCGCTTGCCGCGCCAACTCCGCGACTTGGGATCGGGCGGATTCGGTCTCCCTGATGATCTTGTCAAGCTGCTCATCATGCACCATCCAATCATTATTGCCCTCTCGCGCTTCCCGCAGGGCTTTCTGATATTCAGCAATGGCGGTTTCCAGTTCTTGCATACTGGATACCGCTTGCGAGGTGTCGATGTCTATTTTTTCCGGCGCGGCCTGATACCGGCCTCCCTGTGACAGGCTTGCAGCGGCGCTCTTCCAATCGCCGGTTGCCTCGGCCTCTTTTATAAGGCTTTCCGCGTCCGGCTTCTCTTGCACCCCGCCGTATTCCATTGCTTTCGTTCTGGCGATTGACGCGCCTTCAATGACCTTTTCAAGCTGGGCGGTTGATCTGAAATCCATCTCCCCTTTAGCGTTTTCTAAATGACGGTTGAACGTAAGGAGGGCGTTATCCAATTCCTCAATGCGCCTTATCGCTTGCGAGGTGTCGATATTGATGTTTTGCCCGGTGATCCCGCCCTGCGCTTGGGCCATTCCCATGGCGCTTGAACGCGCTGAAGACGTGTCATTTATTTTTTGTGTAAGCTGCGCTACGGATTTCCAATCTTTGGCTTCCGAGGCCGCTTCTAACTGTTTATTGAGATCCGTTATTGTCCGGCTTAAACTTTCCACCTGGCCTTTGGCTTGCCCGGTGTCAATGTTTATCCGTATACCTATGTTACCCGCCATCGCGTAAATCCATATTGGCTATATCCTCCTCGGAATAGCCCAGCCGTCTCATTAATTGAGCCGTTGGCTTTGAATCGGCCTCTTGCTTACTCTTTATATAACTTTGCAATACGGCTTTTTCCGTGTATGTATTGGCAAAGTTAAAAAATATTTCAAGAAAATCGGTGTTAATCCCTTTTAGCGGAACCGGAAGCTCCCTGAAATACACCATCGCCCACATCGGAAGGAACGCCCCCGGCATTTTCTCCAGCATGGTTTTCGGGGGCATTTTCTTGATCTCCCGCAATATCTTCTTGTATCCCCTGGCGAAATTGCAGTGCCTTAGCGTACACTTCGTCTACGAAGCGCGCGTCAGGCACATCCCTCCATGAAAAGTTTTTGTTTTTTTTGCGGGCGTTTTCAAACCACACCGGGCCGCTGGTAATCATTACATCCAGGGTAGCTACCTTTTGAATTTCGTAATCGGCAGCTACGTCAAAATTTGCGGCGGGTATCCCGCTCCGCATATAGGCCGCAATGCGCCCTATGGATATAACATCCTTTTGCTGGGGGAATTTAGCGATAAAATCCCCCCTTGATGTTTTGATTGTGTCGGTCACGGGTTCGCCGTTCAGCATGGCGAAAAAGTATTTATCCCGCTTTTCATTCCCTTTTTCCTGTTCATTGCTGCCGGCGTTTGTAGCTTTTGGCATTTTATCCCCCTTGCTTTAATCCACGCGCCCGCAGCCGGGCGCGGCTGTTATATTAACGACTCGTAATCCGGCCCGTTATCGTAAATGATACCTTCCATGGTCATGTTCGATTTAACATAACCTTTACCCTGCCCGCTATCCATATAAGAGGACGGCGTAAGCCATGAGGCGCTGCCGATAATGCTTTGATGTTTTTCATCGTAGATGTCAAGATACGGTATTTTGGTGATGGTTTTGGTATCTACCAGTTTGAGGGAATCCGGCTTAAACGATTTAAGCATAACTTTACCGCCGCCGCGGATGCTGTCAATGCCCGCCTCTATAAGGTTCTTACTGGGTATGAATCCGGTAAGGCTTACCGTTACGTCAACATTAGTGGGATCGATGGATACATGCAGTATCTCACCGACCACATCCGCTTTTTGGGTAGTGATGTTTTCCCTTATCTCGTAGGTTTCGATAAAACCAATTTCCACCGGGTTGCTGCCGTTTTCATCATCGGGATCAACGCGGATTGCTATATTTATGCCCTGGGATAAGGCATCACCCTTTACGTTATATTTTCCACCAGCCATTTCTCTTTACCTCCGTTTTTAGGCTTCCGCCGAGCTATAAATCATATTGTTGCTGGTAATAAAGGTAAAATTATTAGGCGCACGGATGAATTTGTCATAGGTGAGATACGTTTTATCGCCGTCAAACCTTACTTTATAATTGAATACCAGTTCCCCGCCGTCAGACTTGGTGATGTAACCTTTTACATGCCAATCTTTGGCTTTCTTGAATAGAACAGTAAGAATTTCCGATTCGGAGGGTTCGTCAGATGTTCCGGTACGCCTTGCATAAGCCTTGCGGAGGTCCCTGTCCATAAAGAGGGCCTCGCGGACACAAGAGCGCTCATTCAACCCCAGGTTGTCATCTTGGTATGTGGTCATGGCGCGGATAACAACCGGCAGCCCCTCTTCATTGAAACCGCAGGGCATAATGCCGTTTTGGATCATCTTATTGAGTTCGGCTGTTGAACGTTTTTTGCCAAAAGACGTAACCTTTAGCTGCTTATTAGTCAGCGGGGTTGACACGCCCATAGCCGCTTCCATGCCGGCGATTTTACAGGCAACAAGCCCTGGATCGATCCGTTCGGAATTGCCGGTTATCGGATTGCTTGTTACCGCATCGTCTATAACCAGCGACATATACTCGGAGTTCAGCCCCTTGACGGCAAGAACCGCATCGTCAACGGAGATATTAAGCGCGGAGCCGACAAGCCCCTGGCGCTCTTTTTTCTTTTCCGTCTGGCACATTGCGGTAACATGGTCGTTTATAAGGGCGCGTACATTTGGATCCGTTGACGGCGTTACGATGGATTGCACGTCCTCCTCTTCCAAAACCGCCAAACTGTCCGCCCAATCCTCAACCATATAGGTACCGGCGGTCGCGCCGGTAAAATACACGAATGAATCGGTGTTATCCGGCACGGTGAAAAGGTTTTCGCTTACTATTTTTACCTCACCGATGTACAACATACCGGCGAGGGTTTCCGCGAAAGCCGTAAGGTTACTGTAAAATGTCGCTGCGCTTGTTACGGGTACGGCGGAGGTAGTGTCGAGGTCGCTGGTTTTTATGTTCGGCCTCACATCTACCAATGTCGCCACATAAGAGCCGGTATCGTTGATCCTGGATACAAGATCATCCAATGTCGCGCATTGATCCCATGACACTGAAAGATTGCCGTTATCGTCTCCGGTCGCAGCAAGCTCGGCCCCGTCCTTTTTTATGGTTAAGGTCGCGCCGCTGCCGGGTCCGCAATACAATACGGTAAAGGATTTTCTGATAATGTTATCCGCCGTATCCTCATTCCCCTTGTACGATACGATGATCTTTTTTGAACCGGCGGCGGCCCCATCCCGTACCCACAATTTAATCTGGTTCGTGTGAACCCCGTAATCCTTGCTTTTTACCTCAAGAATTGCGGTTGTCCCGCTTTTCAATTCCAGTTTCGCTTGCGCCCCGTCATTTACCCGGAAAGCGTAAACTTGCTGGGGAACAAAGTCATTACTCCCGTTGAACGCATGAGCCACGCCGTCCAAAAGCTGGCCGCCCACAAGAATTTTCCTTGCCTCCGTAACATCCGCAAGCGGAATCATAGTCCGAGGCTTGCCGCCTACCGACTGGCCCATGACTACCAAATTATTGGCTAAAGAGCCGGTTCCGCTTGGCACGGTATTGCGTCTCGAATAAACGCCCGGAATCCAGTGTATAGTTCGCTTTCCGGCGGATTCAAATACTGCTCCACTTACACCCATTTTTGTCCTCCCTTACTGTACTTTCTTTTTGAGAAGCTCTTTAATAACGGCCTCCCATTCTTGTATTGTTTTTACGTCTGCTTTGTGTTTTAAGCGAAGCAGCGCCGTAATTCCGCGAGCCATGGGGAATTTTTGGAGATACCGCTCTAAACCCATTTTCAGACACGGCTGCCCCTTTTTCTCCCCGGCGTTATCCCGCGCCGATGTTTCTCCCGCCGGTATAGTTCCGGCGGTTCCCCCTGCGGGCGGCGGGTCATTGTTTAACCCCAGCCCGGTTTCCGCCGGTTTCTCACCATTGTTGTTTTTTCCCGACATAATTTGTCCCTCCAATAATTATTTCTCTGTGAATGTCGTCCCATGATGTATCTATGACATTCTGCTCAATGGCATACGTCACTTCAAATTGAACGCTTCCACCGGCAAGGGTGAGGCCGAAATCCACAAGGAATGGCAAAACAGGAGTCCCCCTGACCGTATCATCATCAATTTTCGGATCAAAAAATTCATATTTTGCGGCAAGCAAATTTCGCATATCGCCTAATACAAAAATCAAAATTTGCTTATATAATTCATTTTTTAACTGAATATTTTCTGCCCATATATCAACAGACATCATATCCCGCCGATAGGCGCGGAGGGAGTAACCGTAAACCATTACGTCTTTTTTCTTGTTTTTTTCATCTTTATTATAATTTTCAATAGAATTTAATTTTTCATACATTGCGTTTATCGTCTCATCGGAGGCAATGGCGCATATTCCGGGTATTTTTACCTTTTTATTATCAACTAATTCTGGTTCGTAAATGTTTAGGATCGCGTCAATATCCGATTTGTCGTAACCGATTTTTTTTAATTTAGTTCCCCGCGTTTGCGGGCGAACCGGCAATAAATCCGGTTCTTTGTTATCTTCATGCGTAGAAACAACTATCGCCGGGAAACTGTCAGCCGCCTTATCTCCGCTTGTCATATAAAGTTTTGCAAAATGATTATTTAATACAGCATGGATTTGATTGTTTTCATAAATTTTATCTACTTTCAGCGCGTTAAGATAATCCTTGATTAAAGCAACGATGGCCTGTTCGAGAATAATTGCGCGATTCAGATAACACAGCATTTCAAACCCCTGAAAAACAAAAAAGGGCAGCAAAACACAGGCCGATAAAGACCAATGTTCTGCTGCCCTTTTAGCACACAGATAAAAATTAAAATGTCTCTTATAGGGGGAGGATTTGAACCTCCGACCTCCAGGTTATGGGCCTGGCGAGCGTACCGCTGCTCTACCCTACATTGTTATTTTAGCATTAATCCCTAAATTTGTCAAATGCCAAAATCGGCCTCAAGGCCGGCCTGTATAAGCTCCTCCACCACCGGNNACAAGCTGCCATGCGGAAATAACCCTGAACGTGAAATAGGTACTCCCCCTCCCGTTATCATTTCCCATTCGTACCATGCCGTCCATATTGCCGTCGCCCTCATATCGTCCATTTTCCTTTGGCCATTCATATTCAGACCGGATTACATCTGCGCCTTTATAATTCGGCTCCGTATGGACATGGCCGACAATTTCTTTGGTTTTCTCATCTACATATCCGGTTCGCTTGGATGTTTCCATCTTGGAAATCTGATTTTTATACAATAGAGCAGGAATAAAATTCCCCCAATGCGCCCTTGCCCCCCCCTCTTTATTCGGCGTTCCCCATCGAAAAGGAATAATGAGATACGGAACCCCATCTTTTGACACCCGGCTTTTTTTCCCGTACGGGTGGGTTGTTTTCATGTCCAGTTCCGGCGTCCCGTCCTGTATCCGCCGGGCATGGGGGGATGATGTTTCAATGGTCGCGTCAAAAACCCCTGCCGGCTTGATTTTTATGGAAGCGGCAAGCCGGCTGGAGGGCGTTTTAATATTCGGTATTCCTTTAACGGGCCCGCCCATAGCCCATCCGCGCCATACCCCCTGAACCAGCCGCGCAGACGTATCAAAGGCCGCGCCGGTCGCCGGAGCCACTTTCTGGCCAAACATCGCGGGCAAACTTTTTTCTAACTGCTGTAAAAGGCTGCTGTCAACGGTTATTTTCATTTCTATCATTGGCTATTCTTTTCAACCTCATCTTTTATAGCTTTCTTTATTTCCTTAACCGTTTTATATTCATTTATAAGCGGTTCATAATATTTTGTCTCTGCCAATTTTCTGGCTTTTTTTGCTTTCTCTAATGTGGTAAAATATCCAAGCGATATGCTCTTTTTCATGAACCCAATTCTGGCATAATAAAATAATTTACCGTCCACATATCTTTTCCCAACGCCGTTAACGCCAGTTGAATTATTTTTTTGGAGAAATTTGCCTGACATTACCGAGGTGATCTTTACTATATTTGTCTTTTTATATTTCTTAATGATGTTTTTTACCGCTTTTTTCCCAACTTTCCTTTTAGCCTCCAAATTCTTACATCCGCATGACTGCATTTTTCGCTTAATATCTGACCAAGGGGCTTCAAATACTTTTCCGCATACGCATTGCCATTTCCAGACATAAGATTTACCTCCTGTCTTTTTGTCTACTACTACTTTTTTTCCAGTATTTTCAATGGCCTTTAAGTATTTATATTTATACCCTACCCAACCTACAGAGCTTCTATCCTTTTTCATATACATAGAATTCATTTTCTGAATATCTTTTTTTGAAAAGTACCTGGAACCCTTTATTTGTTCTACGTTTAATTTTCTGGAATATGAGGAGACGGTAGTATGGCTGTAACCAGTCATTTCAACCGTTTGATCGATTGTGAATAAGCCTTTATCAGATAGGTCTGTGGCTGTGTGCAAATTAACTATCCTGCCAATCGGCATAATAACCAGATGATCCAAACTGGCAAAGGACTTCGCTCTCATCATTCGGAGCAACCGACCACCAGCGGGATATTGCTACAAGGCTATCAGTAGTGGTATCTACGATTTTAACGCTTTGTTGCGTATATGCCATACCGTTTTTTGCCACTATTTTGGCTTCATCAATCGTTGCATGATAGCTGTTCCCCGCGCCCGTTCCATAATCAACCATGTATTTTTCCATTTCTACCCTCTCTTGACTTAATTATAGCCTGTTACTACTCACTTGTCAAGCACTGCAATGTATTTTTGTCTATTTGAAACTTATTCCTCCACGTCCGAGGCCACAAGTTTACCAAGTTCGTTATCGAACAATATAGCGCCGTCATAAGTTATTACCGCATCATAATTGCCCAATACCTTTTTCTGAAGCATCATATAATACCTCCAATATGATAGGATTATCTAAAAGCACTTCGCCCGGATCGATATTCCCCCTATTGCCTTGTCCGGCAGAGTATCCCCGCACTAATACTACTTTGTCTCCGCTATAATCAAACAAAGAGCTTCCCTTATAATCCGCAAGAATACAACTTGTTCCGGGCAACTCTTCGCCTGAAGGTTTTCCGTCCTCGTCTTCTTCCCAATTATAAGAAGGAGCCAAATGATACCCCGGCCCTTTATCGTACCCATCACAGCTTTCATTCAAAACACGAATCCCAAATTCTCCGCCTTCCCATCCGTATTCTTTTTCAAGGTTGCGTTTTTGCAGGTCGTTAAGGATTGCTTTTAAATTTGGTTTGTTTTTCTGTGTCTTTTTAGTTTGCTCTTTTTTAACTGCTTTACCGCTCATTTCCTTGCCTTTAATTGGTAATCCCAGTTTAACATAAACAGTCTGCCTGTGTCCATCCTTGTTTAATATGACTTTTCTTGTCAGTTTTGAGATGTCCCGATGGGCTTTTTCAAGTGGATTTATGCGGATCCCAAGTCTCATTGCCTGTTTACCCCCTTCTTTTCCCCGTATTGCGATATTAACTGTAAAACTACTTTTTTGGGGAGGCGCTGATTCTCGCTGGTTCGTATCTGGGGAATTGCCTTAATAACCTTGTATGTGGGGCATACCTGATAGGTTATACTGTAAGCCTCTCCGGTCGCCGGGGCATCTTCGCATAACCATTTTATCCTGTTTGTACCGGCAAGAATAAAATCCTTGCCTTTTTGGTAATCGCGGCCAATGCCAACGCATGAAGTAATATCCGTAACAAAATACGCGCCGATAACGTCATATTCAAAATCTACCCTGTTTATTACTTCTTTTTGAATATGCGTCCCCACAAGTACGGTGAGGGTATCATCATCACCGACAAAGCAATTATACGGGAACGAGCATATAGCGTCCCCTTTTGCTTCCACAAGCATTTTTTCATCTGGTTTTGATAAATTCTGACTCATTAGGGCAAACATAAAAGGCGGTACATATTCAACGCCGTGTGCCGTAAGGGGTTCAACCAGTTCAATCGGCCCCTCCGGCGGTTCCGGCGCGGGCGGCGGTTTCAATGTAAACATATCGGCGCGGAATTCGTCAACCTTCCATTCTTGTTTTTTTGCGTCAATAACTTTTTCGATTTTCTCAATATCTCCGGGGGCCGTATGATAAAGGCCGTCAATTCCCGCTTTCCGCGATTGTAAGCCCTTCACGCGGTAANNATAAAAACGCCGTTTTTTTCGGCGGGGTACTCTTTGCCGTTAAAATCATAAACCATATTTAATGTCGCCGATTCGTAATCGGCCTGAACCTCGACAATGCCTGAATTGTCTATAAATCCCAGGGTTTCCGTGACAATAATTTCTTTTTGGTTGCTATAAAGAATCCCCGTCCCTTTGCAGCGCGGGCAGCGCGGATTCGGCTGCATAGTCTCTTTATCCGGGCATGGGCATTTTGTCGCGGTTCGCCATCTGATCCATTGGCCGTGGCGAGAAATTAATGCTTCATAGTTATCTTTACCCAGGGTTAATTGTACCGGGCTGCCTTTTTGCAAGCCAAAACCCATTTTATATAACCCCTATTTGGATAAACCCAAATTTCCGGCGCACCTCTTCAATATATTTGGCAAGATCGTCTTTATACTCTTTAATACGCGCCCCAAAATACGCGGATGTGGCGGATTGCGTACTGGAGAAGGATTCCGACATATTATCCATCGAGAGGCTTGACGATGAAAAACCGGCCATAAGGCCATCGCCAACGGCGTTTAATACTGATACCGCCGCCGTTTTTGCGATTGCCTCCCGCAGATCATCCGGTATGTCATCGCTGGTTTCATAACCGGCATCATAGTCAATGGCGTAAAATAAATGTTGGCTAAAAGTTTCGCTGCCATAGGGGTATATGGCGGTCGCTATGCCGTTGAGGGTTTCAGACGGGCGAATAGGGCGGCGCATTAAATTCAATACGCCCTTTGTTTTATCAACAATAGTGGAATCAAGCAAACTATAAGAATTTACATAGCGGTTCAAAACATCCAGCCGGTGTAATTTTATAACCGGTTTTTTATTCAAAACTATTGTACCTTGACGGGCTATTTTCGCATAACTAAAACGGTAAAGATCACCTTCAATATCATAGTCTTTTCCTTTTTCTAATTTTCTTTTGTCTACTTCGCTTCGTACTCTTATTTTTTTTATGGTGATATGTAATTTTCGCTCCATATCGGCGACAGCAGCGTCTATATAAAATTGTACTTGTTCATCTGTAAAAAGGCTTCCATTTGTGGCCTTAAAATCATTTCCCCATAGGTAGGTATACCGTATATCATCCGGGCATACAGCGTTACCCCATTGACCGGGGGGCGCGGCATAATTGCCAAACGAGTACCCTACAGGCCCGTATTCCCCGCAGCGCACCCAATTTGAGTAATCATAATCGTCTGATTGTGGATTTTCTTTTGAAAACGGCACACACCGGTAGGTATAAAGCCCGTCCTCAATATCGCGGTTATCCATGAAATCCCCCGCGCCTACGGCTTGGGGGATTGTTCCTGGATTATTGGCTGCCCAACCGCTGGCGGCCCATATTAACCAATCCGGTGAATTTTTTTTTAGGCGTTCAAGCCTGTAACTTCCCGAATCGGTAATCGTTACAATTACCTTGGTTTTTACGGAGACCGCCGCGATCATTTTACTCTACCGTATATTCCGGCGTACCATTGATAATGATGTTTTGCAGATAATAACCGTCAACGGCGCTCACGGTTGCCCGCCCATTTGCGTCAAACGTAATGGGCTTTCCGGTCGCGGCAAAAATGGTTTTACCCGCTCTTTTCTGGCATACAATGGTCATGGGCTTTCCTTCCGAGATGTTTTCCCTGATAGTGGGGACCCAGCCGTTGGCGCTGTTGTTAATTTTTACCATTTCAACGCCCTGAATGGTTCTGATTGTCCCTACTTTTACACCATCCAGTTGACATTGTTTGATCTCTCCGCCCGATTCCTCCGGGGTTGATTCGGATTCTTTTTCGTCATCATCGTCATCATCCCCTTCGTCATTCTCGGCTGGCCCGGCGGAAAGCGAGGGATCGGCCTCAATGAGAACCTTGATGATCTCCTCTTTTTCCATATTGCTGTCAAGATTTTCAACGCCTTTTTCACCGGCTAAATCAATAAGCTGCTCTTTGGTCATATCCGCAAGCGCGGGGGCGGGCGTTTCACCAGCTTTGGCTTTTCTCTTGCCCATTAGAAGCCCCCTTGATAGTGAATATTATCCACGAGAGCGCAGAATTCCGGTACGTTCAATTCAAGAGCGCCGAAAAGAATAACGAGGAACGGCCTTTCCGCAGCGTCCGTGGGATACAGCGGGTAAGTGCTGACCGGCAAAAGCTGACCGAATTCGTACACCGGGCGGATCTTGTGTTCGGTAAGGAACAACATGGAGGCCGTGCCGGGGAGGTCTTTGTTCAGATCGACATGAACCGTGGTTGCGCCGCCTCCGGCGGGAATCTGCACCATCTCCATAAGTTTTGAAGTGTCATTCTTTTTGGAGCGGCAGATAATATAACCCGATACCGGCTTGGCGTTATTCGGGGTAATGGTAATGCTCACGGAACCGCCTTTTACAACGGTTACGACACCGGCGGCCATCCTTCCTTCGGAAATGCCTTTGGCATTGACGGCAAACACCTCGTAGATGTAATCGCCCGCATCGTTATCTCCGAAAAGAGAACCCATAACGCCGGTATTGGCCGCAAGCGTAACGCTGACGGGCGTCTCCGGCCTCTTGACCGGATCACCGGCGGCGGTAACTTCGCCCTTGACCTTGTAAAATTTATCCGGCCCGGCATCAGCGCCCGTGAATTTGATGTTTGATCCAATCGCGGTGAAGTAAGGCGGCAAGCCTTCCTGGGTAAAGGAGAAATTCTTCACCCCGACCTCATAGCGGATCCTGTCCGTGAACAGTTCCTTTATGTCGCGGGCAAGAACAGACGGGAAATACGTCTTTTGAATATCGCCATGGCGTTCCCATACTTTCTGGGCAACGTCATCAAAAAGCCCTTCACCCCGGCTGCCAATGGTTTCGCCGCGAAGGTCCACGATGTTCGGTTTGTCCGATCTTTTAATGGCCGCAAGGAACCCGTCAAATTCCGTGTCAATGACCTTGGAATCTCCGTGGAATATGTTGTATTCCGCAGCCTTACTGACCGTTTCGACACCGGCGATTTTCTCGCTGGCATAGGCGGGTTCAAACGTGTCCACCTGTTCCATCTGGTAAGTAATCGATCTTTTGGTCTGAATGAATTTTTGAAGGTAGATCACCCTCTCAATTTCCTGGTCGGTCATCGTGGACGAACCGCCCTCCGGCACCGTGAGGAACCGGTAATCGCCGTGGCTTTTGCGCCGATTTTTCTCATGCACGGTAGATTTTACGTTCGTTGTTTTGAGCGAGTTGAAAACCTTGCAATCCTCTTTTGTCGCCGCGACTACGCTGATCATGGTAGATTCGAGATTTTCCGGTATCATTGCCCGTCCGTTTACAAACGTAGCGGAATCCGTCTCATAATGCCCCGTGGTAAGCGCTTTGTTCAGCGCGTCAACCTGGCCCTGTTCAACAGGGTCATTCTGGGTAGAAGTTCCATCAAAGAAACCCATACTTTTACACCTCCCTTTTTAAGCAACAGCCTGCATTTTGTGGGCTAAGAATTCGTAATTCTCCGGCTTCATGGTGTAACCGGGGATAGCCATCGACTTCTGCATGTCGGAGGAGATCATCTCTGATTGAATCATGGTGATTTCTCCGGCGTTCACAGATTTAATAAGCTCTTTCTGCGCCCGCTCAAATTCTGCCTGTGTTGGCGGAGTCTTAGGCGGCATTACCGGCTTGGTAAAACCGCTGGCGGGGGCAGCGCCCAGATTCCCTTTAGCCATTACTGACTTTGTGGAAACCGGAATACCGGCGATCTTTCCGACCACTTCCGATACGGCGACTACCGCCTCTCCGACATCGCTCTGGCTCTTTTCGAGCGTTTCCTGTTTTGCGATCACGGCTTTAAGGGATTTGTTTATGTCCCTTAATTCGTTTACTAAATCGCCGAGAATTTCGGTAGCGTCTACCAGGTCGCTTTTATTCACGCCCTCACCGCCTTCCGTTCCGCCGGCTCCGTCCTGATTTTTGTCAGGTTCATTCTTGCCTTCACTGGGATCGCCGTTCCCCTCTCCGTTAAGAGACTTTGTAATGCCCAAGAAAGACTTTACTCTATCGGCAAAATTCATATTTGCCCTCCTTGAAATGATATTTCGCGGACGGCTGCCCGCGCTTGTTCCATATCTAAACCCTGATTAACCAGGAATTTGATTGCGTTTTCCCGCCCTTCTATCTCTCCGGTTTTTATGGCAGCTAACAAAGAGCGTATTTTATCTTTTAATTCCTCATACCCCGCGCTGGTCTCCGTAACATTGTGGGTGTATGTTTGAACATCTTCCGGGATCATCGCCCGGCCATCGGTAAATTCCGCATGTTCAGTACCGCCGCCCGCTGTAAGGGCTTTCACAAATTCATCCGGGCTGTAACTTTTCGCAAAACACGCAGCGGATACCGTACTGTTGACAGGGGAACACGTTAAGGCTAGATCATTCCATAGTACGGAGATAATTTTTTCCGTCCCGCTTTTTGCGTCTTTAACAATTTTGGGGAATATGCCGCCAACGCTGGCTTTAATGCGACTTGAACCGTCTTTCAATTTATTGATTATATCTTTGGCAATATCGTTGTTTTTATAGAGTTTGCCAACTACAATGGTCTTTTTCCCATCGACCCTTACGTCAATCGGTTCGCCGATAACCATAGTGGGATCGGAGATGGCCTCCCCATTGGGGCCTTTTCTTTTATGAAGATGATCGAGGCTGATAACGCCGTTTTTAAGAAAATGGCCGCTGCTTCCCAGCAAAGCCCTTTGAAGTACAATCTGCCCCTGTAGGTCTAGGTTTTCATTGGAAGCCTCGACCTCAAATATATAATTTCCGTATTCATCGGTTTTTTCTTGCGATGATTTACGGATAGTCATGTCGAGAAAAAAATTATTTTCAAGTTCGTTCAAATCTTCCATTTTGCCCCGAAACAAATAAAAAAAGGCGGCCAAAAATTCCGAACGTTCGGAATTTTTGGCCGCCCTTATAGCGAACCTATTTTCCCCTTTTGGGGGAAATTTATCTTGTTACCCTATAATACACATAATCGACTAAATTTGTCAATACCTCTTTTCAGGCCTTTTTCCCTTGGCTACCGCACGGGTCCACGGGGCCGCATAATACACCTCCTGCCTATTTTTTCCCTTTCTCCGGGCCGGGTGTTTTTTTACGGTCGAGGAATCTCTGAATATCCTCATCGGTAAAATCATAGTCCTTTCTCCGGCCTTCGCCGGTAAACCCGACCCCGTTATTGGCTGCCCAGCGTTGCACATTGCGTACTTTCAATTTGTACTTTTTGGCAACTTCTCTTGGCTTCATGGCTATATTCTACTTAATTTGTATGTGTTACGCAAGGTTTTTCTTCAACGGAAACCGCTATAACATGGCAGTATTCCATCCAAAAAAACACGGCTTGTACCACATCGTCAAGCGTCTCTCCGCAATTATCGCAAATAAGGCGGGTCGGTTTTTCAGGGTTATGCGGGTTTTTAATGATTACTGATACCTTCATTTTACACATTTAATTTCCTCCGATACAATCTTTCCATAAGTTTGTCGCATCCCCTTTTTGCGTCCTCATAATACGGGCTGTCAGGGAATATCCGCAGGGTTTCCTTTTCATCTCCGCCGCTGTTATTTTCTACGGCGGTTCCCTCAATTTTGGGGAATTCCGTAGCGTAATCTTTCGCATACATGGTAATCGTACCTACCGGCAATTTACTGAATGAGCTATAAGGCCCCGTGCCATACCGCGCCCGGTACAGGATACCGTCTACCTTCACGCCGTAAAAGAAGAATTTTACTTTCATATTACCCTCCTTATGCCTGTATAGATTCCGCGCTGCTCAAAGTCTTCATTGCGGGCCGCTTCGTATTCTTCATCCGATTTGAATAATTTTACCGTATAGTTCTTGTATACATGGCGGTAATAAGAAGAATACTTCCTGACCCATTCCCCGCCCGGATAATCCGTGAAGTAAATTAATGTGCGGAGATAGGGATCGTGTACGCAGATCGTATAATTCTTTAATACCTTTTCTTTCATTTTGCACCTCACACCTTGCCTTCATAAATAAGCCGTAAAGAATGTATGCTCCAATCTTTAGGTATATTTAGGAGGTTTATACATTCATCGTATATTTTTTGATCCGCAAAAAATTGTTGTAATTTATCCGTATTAAATGGGTTAATACCTTGTCTAAGCCTTGTCAGTGATTGTAATGCTCTTTTTGCAATCTGTTTTTCCTCGTTTTTATTCATTTTCACGCCCCCTTTTTTAGTCAAGTAATAATGCCAACGCTATTGAATAGCCCGCCCTGTCAAGCCTACCCAACGCCATTTCTGTTATCACATAGCGTTTTAGTCCGCTTGCCATATCGCCATCGATCAGTTCACGGAACACAATCCCTCTCCCTGTAAGAAGTTCATGGGTTTTTGCATTGTATTTTCCGGCGTTTGAGTATTCCGCTTCTATTTCACAATCCGGCTTTTTGTCCCCCATTTCTGGCCAATATGTTTTCCTCATCTTCCCGCTCCTTTGGCTTTCCGCCGCTTTTTCTCTCGCTCTCTACTTTAATTATATAACCTAACGTTAGGTTTGTCAAGCGTTTTTCTCAAAAAAAATTATTTTTTTTCTTGATTTTTTCCTATCGCTAGGTTATATTCTTAATATGGAGATTATGAATGGCAAAGGTTAAATGTCCGCATTGTGGCAAGGAAATAAACGTTGGATCCCTCATGGGGCAGATAAAAACAAGGAAAAAGTCAAAATCCTCGGCGGAAAACGGTAAAAAAGGCGGTCGGCCGCCGAAAAAGCAATAAAAAAGCCCGCTTGTGGCGGGCCTTTTACTTATCATAGATGCGATTCACGCAACTTCCCTGGGCTTAACCCCGTATTCCTTCTCTGCATATTCTTTGGCTTTGGCTAACGCTTGCTCAACTTCTGACATATTCGCGCCGGGCCACATTATATCAATAGTTACATCGGGCCTTGGCTCAATCTCACCGGTTTTATAACTGATGCCATAAACATTGCCGTCCTCGTCTTCGCCATAAAAACTTTCGGGAGAGCGTTCCCACCATATCAAATCCGAAAATTCCATGTTTGGCCTATGCTGTTTTTTATCCCTTTCAATGTACTGTTTAACCTCTTTAATAGACGCATGATTCCAATTAGGCTCAATGGTACCTTTTTCTACAGGTGTAATTTCTCCATCGGAGAATATGCCATATTCATTTCCATCTTTGTCCTTACCGTAATAATCGTCAGGAGTGCGTTCATATAGTTTCAGATCTTCCAATTTCATATTATGCCTCCATGTTTAAATTATAGACGATGTGTAATAAAAAATCAAGCATTTTTTAACCTTTCCGCTAATTCCCTGAAATGCCCGATTGCCTTGTTTTCTTTTCCCTCTTCAGTTTTTGGGAAAAGCCCTTCCTTGACCGCCCTTTCAAACAATGGCAGGGCCTTTTCAATGAAAGGCTTGGTTATTCTGACATATTCTGGGTTATCTTCTTTAAAAATTGCCGCTGTATTACCGTTATCAATCTCCGATTTTACAGATGCGTTTAATTGATAAGTTCCATCTTTGGAAAATTCGTTAGCCTTCCCGTACAGCGCTTTTTGCCCGTCTATCATCAATTCCAGCAGCTCTGCATGTTCCTTTTTAACATCGTCATCCATGCCGTTAATAGTCCGCCATACCTCGTACATTGAATGACCATACCGCTCTTTTGCTACCAGGTTGGCGGTTGTGTTCAACTGGATTTCCGCAATAGTCCCATTGGGAAGCCGGACGTTCATATTTATGTCGCTGTACCCAAGATCGGTAGGATCGGCAAAATTGTTCTTTATCCGTATAACAACTTCGTCCTCGTTAAATGAGTGTAGAAGCTTCCCTACATCGGCAACACTATTAAGGGTAAGTGTATGCCCATCTGTGTCCCTTATTGTCCGGCAATGGTATGTATCCGTTTCTTTGTCATATATTGCGCCTTTTTTATGTTTTTTATATTCGGGATCTTTCTTTCTTGCAGCTTCCTCATCTTCCCGTAGCTTTTCTTTGATTCGCACTTCGTCCTTTAATACTGGGCGTTTAATAAGTACCGGCGAAAGATCGGCAAAAATATCGGCATATTTTCCGGTTAATTTGTTCAGGTTTTCTCTGTCCGATTCGGCGGCTTTCAACAGGCCGCCTATGTTGTCGCAAGATTCAGGTTGCGTACCGTCATCGCCGCCGCGCCAACCTCCGACTATCGCCTCTTTATCGTAAATCTTTCTGATTGCGTCATGGTCGTTTATAATTTCGATTTTTTTGTCGATCTCGCTCCATCTTATTTTATGGATCACGCCGTTTTTGCTTTCAACGGTAACGCCGTCATGCCCTTTTTCAGAAACTTTGCCGGTTACTGATTGCCCGGTGTATGCGTCTTTTCCGGTTATTATATCTCCCTGCGCCACGCTGCCCGGAAAGCCGGTTCCGGCACCGTTGCCGTTACCGTTTTCATTCTCTTTGCCCGCCAGTACACGGAGGCCCAATTTTTGGGGTTTTTGAAGCGTTGCGAGATCCACGACTCTTTTTTTCCCATCTAATTCTTTTACCCATGCCCTTGAATCCTTGCCTTCTTCAACATATTCCAAAAATTCAACATTCCTTTTAGGATCATTGGGATTGATGGGAATAACTACCAGTTTCTCACCAGCCTTGAGACCACGCATATTTTTTTCTCGTGTTGCTTGTAATTTCTTCCCTTCTGCTGCCGTAACGGTTTGATGTTGATTATTCTGTTTTTGGCCCTGCTTCTTTTGCGGCTGTTTACCAGCCGCGCCGCCGCCCTTGTAATACTTGGAAGATTCCCATGCGTCAAGATTCCCGTCCACATACTTTGGCAGTACGCCCATTTCAAGCAGTTTTTCCTTTGCCTGTTCGCGGGACACCTCCCCGCTCCAAAACTGTTGCATTAGTTTGTTTTCCGGCGTATCAGGGAGATCGGGTCCTTTTTTCTCCCCGCCCTGCTCCGCCGGTTTCTTGCCGTTCGCCGCCTTTAGATCCGCCCTGCTCCCAAGACTCCCATCAGGCAGCCGATACCAATACTTGTAATGCCCCGGCGATCCCTCCCGCTTAACGTATTTATACCCTCCGGCTTTTTGCATTTCTGCAATGTCAAAAATGGCCTTAATAACGCCGCCAACTTTGTCCTCAAATGATTTTGTAATCGGCTTGCCGCCGAGCCGTATTCCTAACCGCATACACTCCCCCTTAATCGAAAAATCCCCTGATACTATTCAAAACATCTATAACCGCTTTTTTTATTGGCAAGAAGCGATTCAAAATATCTTCCTTGCTCTCTACCTTGCCCAGGAAAATGTCAGCCTCACCGTTCGCGGCGACCCTTAAACCGCCGTTCATGCCCTTCATAAACTCGGCGAACGCTTTTTGCGTCCCTTCCATTTTTTTAGCCAATTCCACGGAGACGGGATCAAACTTTTCAAACATGCTTTGTTGCCTTGCGAATTCGTCTACGCTGTTGAATTGGTCTTTATTGATAGCGACCTGCATGGCTATATCGACCGCCTCATTTAATTCTTTGTTGATAGAGTATCCGGTCATTCCCTTGTTTTCTACCAGGGGAATAAGCGCCCTCATAAGGGTAGCGCGTATGCTCTTGCAGCCGGGCCGGTTGAATCCCCGCAAATTATTTTCGTTGATCACCGTCCCCAGTAAGGCGGTTTCAATGAAGGTTTTACCGTCATCGGTTAATACGCTGTTTTCAAAATAACGCCCCGCCTCATTTTCCCCGATAAGCCCGGCATCCTTAAACAGGGTATATATCTGCCGGGAGGCGTTAAGATCGCGGTACAGATCGCCCAGGGTGTCAAATTCATCAATCTTTTTTGCTACCGCCTCTATGATTTCCGGCTTTATCATTTTTGATATTTTAGCCGCTTTCTCCGTTGGACCCTGTTCTTTTTTCCCGGATTCATTGAATTTGGCAAATTGCTGTGTGGAATATCCGCCTTTTTGCTCTACCTCAAACACTATGCGCGGATTCTTAAATTGCCCTACTTGCTCATCTGTAAAGCCAAATTTTTTTGCCCGTTTTTTAAGGGCTTCAATATACTTTGTATCGGTTCCCTTTTTCGCGGCGATCTTGCTGCTCATAGTCCGGTTATTCCCCGATATAACAATGCCGTCCGTTGTAACCACTATCGGGCTATCGAATTTTAGCGCCCTGCCGTCAAAATCGCTGGCGATATTTAACACCGCTTCTTTATTGGCCTGAAAATGCTCATAATCCCGATCATTGATAGATGTTCCATCGGCATTTGTCGGAAAGCCCGGCGTTTTTTGGAATGTAGTTTCATTGTGGGAGGCGGTAGGCGTATCCGCCTCTACCAGCTTCCATTTGCCGGGCAGGGATTCTTTTCCGACCTGTACCTCGTCATCATCTCCCTCTACGGCATTGGCGGATTGATATTTTTTCTGTATTTCCTGGAATAAATCATCCGGAGACTTGCCCGCATCTTTATCATTTCCAAACAATACCCTATATAATTCTTTGGCAGCCGGTGAATCATCCCCCTCCAATAGTCGCTTTGCGTTGGCGGCTATCCGCTCGCTTTCTTCCGGCGATCTCCGCATCGTTTCTGAAACTTCCTTTGCCCATTCATGGCCTAAAGGATGGTATATGCCCCGCTTTCTTTCCTCTTCGTTTCTTTCCATTCTTTTTAGAAGCTTCTCTGTTTCTATTTTGGCTTTTTGCTTGTTTTCTTCGGATGGCGCTGTATTCCCATCTTTCTTTAATAGGTACTCCGCGTATAACCGCCCATACTTGCCAATGTTATACCCGTTCACGCCGCCGCCGTCCTCGACCGGAGCGGGATCAAGGGTTAATTTTCCGGCTTTGAATTGCTCATTAACAAATTCACTTACGGATTTTACGCCTCTTGAAAATTTATATTCTTTCTCCGCTATCCATCTTTCCGCCCGGTATTGCTGGTTTTTTGGCAATGTTTTTACAAACGCCCTGTCATTATTCTTGCGTTCTATAATGGCGGCCTCTCTTTTCTTTGTTTCATCGGATTTAAGCCATCGCGGATGCGCTGTTTTTGGTATGCCGCCCTCCTCATGCACAAGTTTTTTTGCCTCATCATACCCCATTTTCCCGCTTTCAAAATCCGCTTGAATTTCTTTAAGCCTGGCTTCGTTTATTCGCGGCGCGGTCGCTTTAGCTTTTACCGTTTTCTGCTCCTCGATGTAATTATGAAGTTCCCGCATAAATGGCAATGGGTTTCCGTTTTTGTCGCTAAACCTATCCCTATTCAATAGGCATAACTGCAACATTTCATGTTCATCTTTCGCCGCCGCTATCTTTTTTCTCAAAAATGCCAATGACATTTTAGCGCCCCTGGTATGATCGTCATACTTTGGCCGCCATTTGCCATCACCGCCCTTAATATGCTTAACGCCATTCCATGTGCGGATAGTTCCGACCGGGAAACCGCCTTTTGTCAATCTTTCCTCATCGGCAAAAGCCTTATTCATGGCCGCCATTTCCGCTTGCTCCAGTTTGGAAATATGATCCAGTATTTTCTTTCTGAAATACTCCAGCTTTTCCGCTTTTTCAGGTGAGGATTTTTCGAGAATATCATCAAACCTGGTAGATACCCGTAAACCTATACGCATATTGCCCTCCGTTAAGACACCTTAAAAAATAGGCGGTTATTCAGAATTACAAGGGATTTTTTTATCCCTTTAGCTTCCATTTCCGCCTTGATCTCTTTCTCGACCTCATCCATCGGCCTTAAATCTCCCATAATCGAGCTAACATTTTCATCTACCATGGAAGAAATAGGCGGTATTTTCTTGCGCTGCGCCTCAAGTTCCTTTTTGGCTTTTTCCAATTCAAAAGCATAGCTGTTTTCAATGCTTTCTTCTTGATCCTTTAGCTTTTGGATGCTTGCGGAAATTTCCTTTAGTTTCTCATCCTCTTTTCCAGGGCGAATTCCCATTTTTCTGAATTTATTACGGTATGTTTCATAAATATCGTTGTATTCTTTCCATACCTTTTTTTCGGTACGGTATACGCTGGTTGCCTGTTCAAGTTCCCATTTTGCCTTATCCAGCGCCCGCTTTGCCGTCATAACAGTATATTGATCGGCCTTCTTTTTCTCCAAATCGTCAACATGATTTTTCGCTTTGTCCCTGGCCTCTCTCTTTTTCAACATCTCCGATTCGGCAGCGTCCATATCGCGCTTACATTCCGGCAATACATCCTCTGCCCTTTCAAATGTCCTCATATCCTTGTAAAGCACTTCATAACGGGCCTCTTCAATGCGCCTGTCGGCCCGTACTTTATCCCGCTTCTGGCCAACAATAAAATTGGCTTTTTTGGCTGGATCCTTAATGAGATCAAATTTCAAAGTTTCGGGGTTAATATCCGATACATCGGCTGACGTGTCACCTTTATACGACCATATCTCATTGATACGGGCGGATTTTTCATCGTGTTTCTGGTACATGAGGCTGTCAATGGAATCCGCCATAAGCGGGTATATAACATGAACGTGTCCCTGCTTGTTACCCTGCCGATGGGCGCGGCCTGTAACCTGTATTGCCTCCGTAGGATTCCAGCCCAGCATACAGTTATAAATTGAATGAGTATTACCGTTCAATGAAACACCCTCTTTAATTGTTTCAGAACCGATAATAACTTTTACCCTGCCATTGGGGTCGTTAAATTCTTCTTTGATCCGCTCTTTTTCGTCAAGCGTTGTTTTACTGTGCATGAAGGCTATTGAATCCTCCGGCATACCTTGATCCATGAGATATTGCTTCACATGAACAAAATCATTCACGCCGCGCGGTAAATAAATAATCTGCCCGGCATCGGGAAGTTTTTTATATGCCTTGGCAACTGAATCGCATACAAACGTCATTTTCGGGCTGGATTTTACAAAATCCTCTGACTTTGGCATTTTCAAGCCCTTAAATTTATCTGGGTACGCCGATTGATAAAATTCAAGCCTTTCTCTGTTAATTGATGCCGGTGAAAGCGTTGCCATTCTCATATAGTTTATGGCTTTCAGGGTCGCGCCTGGGTCTTTTTTCGGATCCGCATTGGTCATATAATCGGTTTCCGCCTCAATAATTGCTCTTTGCAATGGCGTAAGCTCCAACTGCGGCGCATGGGGTTTTAATCTGGGTCTGATAACGCCAGCTTCGTCCGCGTCAACATAGAGCATATATTCATTAATGAGGTTTTGCAGCGCTCCGAGGTTTTTCCAGTTTTTCATAACCTCTTTTTCTACAACATCGCCTTTAGTTCCTACCGACCATTCCGATTTTATCTCCGCAAACTGGGCAAGGAATTCATACATGTTATAGATATGCAGTTCCTTTAGTTTATTGCGGGCTACCAGCGAAAGCATGTTATAAACTTCAATGGGGCTGTTGGTAAACGGGGTCGCGGAAAGCCCGAACACGTTTTGGCCGTTATTCTGTTTTTGTACCAACTGGGTAATGGCAAACAGTTTCATTGCGCGGTCGGATTCCCCGCCGGTCAACCCCTTAAATTCATTGGATTGCCTGTCTTTGCTTTCTGTATCTTTATTACTGGCGCTGAATGATCTGGTCTGCCCAAATACGTTTTTGAAGTTATGTATTTCGTCAATGATAAGGCAATCAAACCCGCAATCCTCCCAGTAAAGATACCCCTCTTTAGCCTTCGCGCCCTTGCCCAGCCTTTTCATCATGCTTTCCCTTTCCTCCGCGCGTTCTTTGGGCGATCTCTTTTCTTGCGTCTCCGCGTCATATATGGTCTGGCTATCCATCATGTCGTCAATAAGTTCGGTATTCAGGGTTTCATCTTTGAAGGTTACTTTTTGCAGGGCCTCCATTGTACAAACGGATATTGTACCCTCCGGGATATTAAGGCCGGTTTCCCCCTTCATAAATCGGGCAATGTGTTCTTTCCCGAAATTTTGCAATTCATTGATAACTGCATCGGGAAAATGCTGGTGATATTCTTTTATCCACTTGCGGTATACAGCCTTTGGCACTACATTCAGCACTCTCTTTGCCTTGCCCGTCTGTATCCTGTTCACGGCTACAGCTTCGCCAATTACGGTGTTGTGAGTAACAACATAACTATCGGTAATATAAAGGTGAGAAGGGTGATCAATATATATACATTGCGCTTCGTCATCTCCAATGTATGTAATATTGTCAATAAACCTTACCGGAACGTATTTTGTTCTCTCCTTTACCCTATCGGCCTTGCGGGGCAGGCTGAACGGGTTTATCCCTTTAAGCCTCATAGAGACGGCGTAACATACCCTGCATTCTTTTTTCTTGCCGTCTTTAGTTTTATAACTGCCGATTTTTGAATTAGTGCTTACAGTCCCTCCCAAAGATTGCACTATTTCCCCAACATCAAATGCCAATTTTTCAGATGTAGTATAATACAACGGCGTTAAGCCTCTTTTGTCTACATAACCGTCTGAATCCATCAGCCCTCTAAGAAGCTCAATGCGATCCTCTACGCTGTTATATTTATAACAGTCTGGAATAAATTTATCCCATGAATGACAATCCCAAAGCCCCATATCCATAAGTGCTATTTTTACTGGATTGGTAAGTTCAAATTGACCGTTACCATTGGTTTTTTTGGGTTCAGTTGTAACAATCCGATAATCATATTTTTCGGAATACCTTAATTCTGCCTTTTCTGGCAACAAGGCAGAAATTTTGTCTTTTATGTATTCATCCGGAATTGTAACTGTAGGTATACCATGGGAAAAACACCCATCGCCAATCAAAATGCCAAATAAATATGGCGCAATCGGCAATTCCTTTTTCTCAAACTGAACCGGCTTACACATAGGTATAGAAAATTTATATTGGCCTCTTGAATCTTTTATTTCAGGCAAGATTTCCTGCAATTCTTTAACTTCTATGCCGTCCTTTCCTTCTGGATTAAGCCTTTTATTTCTTGCCCACGGGTAACGAACCGCCCATAAATGCTCTTTAGTACAATCCACTGTCGAACCATCATGGAACGTAACGCGGTATATGCCTTGTTTCCCTTGCGGATATATATTCAAAATCTTTGCAGGGGTACCATCCGCCGCAATCACTAAATCACCTGCTTTAAGCGAGCCATTTTCTACCCATCCTGTCGGCGTTAATACTCTCTCATAATTCGCAAGTGCTTTACCCACACCCACATTGGCGGCTGATATTCCATTCCCTTTGTTACACATAAAAGAGACAGTTTCGACCTGCTCTATCTTCATGTCGAATTTTTTCTTTCCCTTATGGGTGTTCATGCCGTTCACGATTACGGGGATTTTCTTGTAATCGGGCTTAACATAGGAATTAAAGCGCCGATTCCATGCTTCCACTAAATCTTTGCGCTTATCCTCTGATAGCCCCTCCTGGATAAACCGATTAAAAAGCCTTTCCGCGCACTCCCGCCGCGCCTCCCTCTTTTTGGCAGCTTCCATTCTTGCGGTATCGGAATCAAGTTCCTTGGCGGTCGCCTTGTCTGTTTTTTGGGGTATCTGCCATATATAATTCAAAACATCATAGAAGTTTATAATTGGCGGTATTTCGTATTGAGAGATCGGGCTCATATCGGAATTCCAATTCTTGCTTGCGCGTCTGCCATGGCCCCATTCATGTACTTTTGCCCAATCTTCAAACGCTTTTCTTAAATCCGTCAGGGCTGCGCTTTCCGCGTCCTTGATCTTGTATTCCTTTACAAAGTCTGAAATCGGGGAAAATTTTATATTTTCTGCGGCTTTAGGCGGGGGCAGGGCAGCTTCCAAGAGCGCCTTGTTTTTATTATACGTTTCAAGATCGTGATAGCCCGTGATTTTTTCGCCGTCATCAAGCGCCTTTAATTCATCCAGTTTTTCATAAATGTTTCCGCTGGCAAAATTTACATTAGAGTACCAAGCGCCGGTATGATCCACCGTGAAATTGCCGCTTGTCATCATGTGTTCACGATCTTTTTTTGATAATTTGGTTACATCAATGCGCCCGGCATAATCTGTTGCGTTCCAGATCGGTATATCGCCTTTATCAACGCTGATGCCGTATTTCTCATTGAATTCATTGGCTGTCATGTTTTTACCGATAGAACGGGTATAATCATCGGTACTGTTTTTCTTGCCTTTTGGCTCCTCTTTTGCGCCGCCCCGCTCCCCCGCCGCGTTATCATTGCCCATCATGGCCTGGCTGCGGTTCCCGTGTTCATTGGCGGATCCCATTTTTTCAATTTCTGTTATAGGAACCGTACTGCTACTGAACACATCAAACACTGTAACCCCGGCAGGGGTAATCTCTTTTATCGTAACAACTTTTTTTCTCCCACCGGGCAATAACAGTTTTACCTTTTCACCTTCTTGGAATTCCCCATCATTGCCTTGTATTGTTTTCAGTTCATTTTCCAGTTCTGAAAGTTTCTTCTCTTGTAGTTTTATCGTTTCAAGGTGTTTTCTTTGAAGGGAGCCACCCGGCTTTAATTCGGCGTTGGCTGTTTTCGCATTTTTTATGCTTACTTTGTATTCCGCAATTTTGATCTTTTTTAATGCCACATCCATCACCGATGCCAATTCCTGAATAAAAGCATAGTCATGATCTCCTGGCTTTGATCTTCTTACCTCATACAAATAATCTTGGCAAATATCGGCTGCTATTCTATCTCCGTAGTGTAGGCTATATTCATCCCAAACATCTTTAGCTGTTGCGCCTTCTTGACACCGTTTCATTGTTCTTGTTATTAGCGGAGCGCGGGCATGGGTAGCTTCCGGTTCTGATTTTCCTTCCCACTTTTTAAGATCATCAAAATAATCTGCCGGCCCGCCTTTATAGGCGTTGTCATTCCCCATCATCGCTTCCGAGCGGTTTTTATGCTCATCGGCGGCGCTTACCGTTACGTCCGCCGCTGCCTGTACCGCCGGTGATACTTCTCCGACCTGAACAGCGGGTACTTTGCGGGGGTCAATGGAATCAATGGCCTCATCAAACCCCATGCCGTCCGGCGGCGCGACATATTTCTCCATTCCAAAGCGCCCCAATTTTTCAGATTCCACGCCTACGATATTGCCCTCGTTTTTTTGAAAGTAAACATCATTCTGAAAATCTGCGAGATCGCCATGCTCTTTTCGCAATACAATAATGTCGGTACCCACACCGGTAGTCCCAAACGTCCCATTGGGTAAGCGCCATGCCTCAAGCAGCCTCGCTTTTTTTGCTAAAGCCTGTTTTGCCTTACTGTTTTTACCGCGTAAAAATGAAGATGGTACTACCATGGCAAGAATACCGCCGTCTTTAAGGGTATCAATGGCGCGATCAATAAAGTATTCCTCAATCCGGCTATGCTCTTTACCCTCACCCAGCCCGCGATGCAGCCCTGAATAATCGCCGTAAGGCGGATTCCCGATTGCCACATCGTATTTTTTGCCGTCATACACCTTTTTGGGTGTGCGGCCATTCATAAATAATTCCTGGAAATATCCCTGCTTTACATTTGCGTCCGGGTGAAGTATACGGGCTATACGGGCGCTGGTTTCGTCAAGTTCAAAGAGATCAAACTTTTCAAACCGGTTATCCGCGAACCGGCCCGTACCCGCCGATGGTTCAATAACGGTTTTATCAATTCTGGAATTATACTTGTCTACAAGCTGCCATACTTTATCAACTACTTTTTGCGGGGTATAAAATTCATAAAGTGTGCCGTGGGTGGTTGCTTCCTTCTCGGCAAGCCCGCCGCCGCCCTCGTACTGGCGGAGTAAAGCCTTATCCGCCTCTGTAAATTCATCGTCTTTTTTCTCTGATAGGAGTTTTTTTACTTGCTCCCGGATTTCCTTTATTGCGGATCGTCCACGCCGCCCTCGAAAATTTCTTCCAGGGCTTCCTCCAGATTCGTCAGCAGCCCCTCCAGATTCTCCTGTGTTATCGGCCTGCCCTGGGCTAGGCACATTGAGATTGCTTGCGCCTTCGCCCCCTCCGTCCCGAATTGCCGGAGAATCAACGGGTAATTCTCCTGATCCAATACTAGATTGATCTTTGCCATTTTTTTCGCCCTCTACTTTATTTTCTGTGTTTTCCGGTGTAATGTCAAGGTTTTTTTGCGGATTGTATATCTCCCACACCTTTTTCATAAGAGAGCGGTTTACAATGTTCGTTTTTGGGGTTTTCTCCTGGAATAAACTAGGCGTACCGTCATCATTCAGTTTTTCAACAGCCGCCGCCGCTATAACGTCTTTTTGCTTTACCGGCTTGTCATACTTTGCCCGATTATCCTTATCGCTGAAAATTTTATCCCATTTCAGGCGGTTAGACAGGTATTCCAAAACATGGTTTACAAAAGTTTTTTTGTCAATATCGTACTCTTTTTTTATGTTGTTAGCCTTGTAATCGTCTGTAACTTTTTGCTCTTCCAAACCGAAAAGCCGCTTTACGGCCTTAACGGGGTGTAACAGATCATCTGCGTAAAGATACTGCCATTTGCCGTTTTTGCCCATCCACCGGCGGAGGTACTTGAACGATTTTTCCATGGTGTCCCAATCTACGGTTGTTTCCCCGAAAGATTTTTCAAGGGTTCCGGCGGCTTCAATGTTTTCTTTTTTGATATTCTGTCTCAATTCCTCTACGTTGTTAGCTCCGTTCACCCGTAACCCTAATCTACTCATGATCGCCCTCCCAAAATCTCATTCAGTTTATCCTGATTAATTGTCATATCAACAGCGGAAAGTATCTCCGCAAATAATTCAATCCGCTTCCATGTTTCTTTGCTCACTGTAAGCGTTTCTCCGTCATCGTTTTCTAATGCGATTATATCTGTTGGCTTCACTCCGGTAATATCATCTGACTTTGGTTTTTTGGGTATTGGCTTGCCGCCGATAAAGAAATTAGACCGCTTGATAATAAAGGTTTGAAATTTCATATTCTCCTCCCCAGGGCTTCCTTTGCCCGTTCGGTATAACTTTTATTCATAGTATTTGATAATTCATCTACTGATTTTATTACTTTCCCATGATACCGTTTTGATAATACTTTCTCCCTAAATTCTTCAATCGGCATTGTAATTATATCACGCAAGAAACCGGGCCTGTCGTATTGTTTTAAGTATGCCGCCTTTGCCTCTTGCATGGAATTGAACCCAATCATTGCCTTTTGCTCATCAAATTTCTTTGTAACCGGATCCTGCTGGTTCACAATATAAACATATTGTGCATCTTCATTTGGGCCTATATAACAATCATAGTGATCACCATCGACACCTTCACTACCCCGAATATAACCATAGTCAAAATGAAGAAATACACTCCATTTATGCCCGTCTTTATCCTTGCCGCTCCGGGTACTGCCTTTTTTGTTTTCTATGGAGATATTGAAACCGGCGAATTTATAACGATCCGCTAATTCATGCCCGCTCCATGTAAGGCTTTTCTCAACTATGTCCTCACCGTACAATTCGTTTATCCTGTCCGTAAATCCGGGCGTTTTATCATTGGGGTTCTCAATTCCCTTGCTCTTGAATTCGGCGCGGGTTTGATCCAATGCCCTGTTATAAAGTTCTGAATGGTTTTGTACATGGGCAAGCAGCGCGTCAACTTGCCTGTTGTACCGTACCCAAACGCCTCGGCAGTATGGATGTAATATTCCATTAGCCACAAACTCTTTCTTACCATTCCAATTTTTTCCATCCCAAATACTGTAACTGGCTATAGGGTCATCTATTTTGTCCGATGGTAGCGGGTGATCGCTCCACAGAACAATAGTCCCGTGCATTTTCTTACAGAATTTACAGGTATTGCCGTCAATAACCTCTACCCTCTGGAAATACACCTTTTCCCCCGGTTCCGCGTTGTATACCTCGTCAAGCAGCGCGGCGTTATTCATGGCGTTCTGAATTTCCGTATCCGCAATCATCTGAAAATCGCGGTTGCGCCCGGTCATCTTGTCAAACAGTTCTTGCGATATTTGCCCCTTGCTTTTCCGCGCTGCTACCCCGTCAATGAGTATCTGCTTAATGTCGGATTTTATTTTATCCGATACCCCGGTTATTTTTGACGCAGCGGACATCTGCAATACCTGTATCCGCGCCATTTCAGACCGGCTTAACTCTTCACCCATGGCGGTACGCATATTTTTTATGTTATCGCTTATCCAATCGAAGGTTTTACCCCGGTACTTTATGTCGTCAAGGGGGAGTTTTTTCACTTCGTCAAGGGTGTTGTATTTTAGCATACGGTTTAATATGCGCCCCAGGGCTTTACTATCAAGTATGATTTTTTTGTCTGTATCCTTCATTTTGCGGTTTAAGAATTCTTCAAGCAACTTAACAAATTTCTTCCAATCATCCAGTTTTATCGGCTCCCCTGTCTCCGGGGAATAGATAATTTTCCCTTTATGTTTTAGTACATCGGCCTTCGCTATTATGCGTACCTCCGGCAAGCCGAAATAGGAAACAACAAAATTATAAGTGTCATTTACCGCCGCTGAAAAACGGTTATACCATTTATATATCAATTCCTCATTAGCGCGGTATAAAAAAGGTTCTCCAGCGTGGCTATGCTGTTGTTTTCTCCCCGTTACCGATACAGGAACACCCAACCGCTGCGACAGGGCGCGGACGGCTTTCAGCATTTTAATACGTCTGTTTTGAGGTGTAATATCGGTTATGGAAAGTTCAATGTTCATGCTGTTGCTCTCTCCCATACAATCCGAAATTTCCCGGTAAAAATAACAATTAAATAATGTAAAACAGAATACCAGAAACACCTACGAACATTCGATAGCGGTATAGG